ATTATAATTTAGATGTTGATAAAGATATTGTTATCGATGCAGCAAGTCATACCACAACCCTTAGCGATAATTATTCAATGACTTCAGATACTTCTCAATTTCATTCATTCGTAGAAATAGATAGCAGTTTGATTTTAAACAACAAAACGATAAGATCAGACGATGACTATATTTTTAGAGTAACTTCAGGGGATGATATTTTAATAGGTGAAAACGTTGCTCCAAATTGGACAATAGGAAGTCAAGGGAATATTGTTATAGGTAATAATGCAGGAAATGAACTTACAACAAATCAAAGAAACGTATTAATAGGAGGTAATGCAGGTAGTGATCTGACAGGCGAAGTAGATGGGAATGTATTAATTGGTTATGGTGCTGGTAAAGACTTAACCGATCAGGAAAATAACACTTTCATAGGTCGCAGAGCAGGATATAATTCAACATCAGAGAATAGTGTTTTTTTAGGGCATTATGCTGGATATAGTGCCAGCGAAGATAGTATTTTGATTATCGAAAATAGCTCAACAAACAATCCTTTAATTTATGGTAAATTTAATGACAGGTATGTAAAGTTTAATACTGATAGCGTAAAGATGCAATTTGATAATGACTATTTGAAATACTATGAAGATGGTGATACAGTAAGAATAAATACAGGGACGAAGCCAGTTAAATTTAATAATTTACTAATCCCTTCTAGCAGTTCGACATCTGGAGTTTGGGAAGTTAACGGAGATAAGATTTATTATAACGATGGCAATGTTGGGATAAATACTGACAATCCTCAATACAGGCTAGATGTAGAGGGATATATGGCAGCAGATACTATTGAAATGAAAGACAGTGTATTAACAATTGGAGACGCCGTATTTTTAAAAGCCGATTATAATGATAATCAAACAATAGGGATTGGTTCGGGTGGTAATTTGTCAAGCGGTGCAGAAGATAATTTGTTTATTGGAAAAAATGCAGGGCATAATAATATTACAGGAGATGCGAATGTAGCAATTGGACTTAATGCAGGCTATTCTGTAAAAGCATCTAATAACATTTTTATTGGAACGAATGCAGGGTATAACACAAGTTTTGCTGGGAATAATATCTTCTTAGGAACAGAAGCGGGATATAACAATACGTCAGGTATACATAATTTATTTTTCGGTTTAGAAGCAGGGAAAAACAACACGACAGGAAGATATAATATAGCTTATGGGACACAATCAGGTACACGTCTAACATCGGGCGATTATAATATTATGTTTGGTTACAGATCGGGTTATAATCTTCAATCAGGCGATGGTAATTTATTTTTTGGTTATAACTCAGGTTACACTAATGTTAATGGCTCAAATAATGTTTTTATCGGTTATGAATCTGGATATAATGAAACAGGGAGCAATAAATTATATATCGCTAATTCCAACACATCAACACCTTTAATTTATGGAGAGTTTGATAACGATTTGTTGGCTGTTAATGGAGTTTTAAATGTCCGAGATGATATTATACAATTTAATGGATCTAATTTTATACAAAGTGTTTCATCAGATAATATTTTTATAGGTATAGATGCAGGATCTTCAAATAGTTCATCTTCAAGTAATATTTTTATAGGTAAAGAAGCAGGGTATCATAATCAGACAGGGAATAATAATGTAATCATAGGTAAAGAAGCAGGGAAATTCTCTACAAATTCTGACAATGTTATCATCGGGAGCAATGCAGGCTATAATACTACAGGAACTCAAAACACATTCATAGGTACTATCAGCGGTGCCTCTAATACTTCTGGATTAGGAAATTCTTATTTTGGTTTTTATGCAGGATATTCAAATACAACAGGGCGATTTAACGTTTCTTTGGGAAATAATGCAGGATACAGTCATAATGGGGATTCAAGTGTTTTTATAGGGTTTAAGGCAGGTTATTACGAAACAGGTTCTAATAAATTAATCATTGCAAACCAATCTTATGGAAACGAATCTAATGCAAGGGATTCAAGTCTTATTTACGGAGAATTTGATAACGACTTTGTACGTATTAATGACGGCTTACAACTGGGTAATCATGGCATAACAACCTACACGATCGAAAGGACGTTAATATCAGATTCAATACTAGTAAGTAATACTAGACCTCAAGAATTAATACCTAATCCTGGAAGTGGTAAGATAATAAATATAGTTAGTTGTGCTATGTATTTAGATTACGGAGGCACTGCATTTAATACGAATACAGATGGAATAATAGAATATGAAAGTGCTTCATTGGGAGAATTATTTTTCCAAATACCATTAACAGAAACAGCAGATACTTATAAACATTTAGAAGTTCAAGACGGCGAAATGTTTCCAAACTCGAATATCCAATTTACAACGCTAACAGGCAATCCTGCAAACGGTACTTCGGATATAACATTTTACATTACTTATCAAATAATAGAATTATGAAAAAACTAATAACAATTTTACTAATCGTTTGTGCATTTCAAGGCTTTGCACAGACAATGAAAATAAACAAAAACATTCAAAATGTAACCGTAGACATCATCCTTGATGAAGAGTTCGATGTGACTAACAAGGCGAATGAGTTGGATTTTACTATCACATTTTATTACGACATGGTTATTTATCTTCACAGCGAAGAAATTGCAAGAACAAGAAAATTGATGGCTATTCCTATGAACAAAACAAAAGACAAAGACTATCATAAGACAATATTCTGGAATCAAATAAAAGCTTTCTTAATGTTAGAAGAAGGAGAATATGAAATACTAACTGAATAATATAATAAATCAATGGACAAAATACTACAAACAGGAACATATATTAGTGCTGCCGTAACAGGAGTTGTAACTTATTTTGCTCAAGTTAGCGGAGGTATTTACGATTACATTGTAGGGAATGATTTTGCTGCATTAATAGCCGTTGTAGCAGCTATTGTTACAATTATTTTTGCTGTATCAGGAATAATATTACGGTCACTGAAATGTAGGTCAGAAAAACTGTCTATTCGATTAGCAAAAAAGCAAGAAGAAAAAGCTGATTTAGAGATAGAAAGAATAAAAAGAGAACTTAAAACTAAAAAATAATGGAAGAACTAGTTTGGCAAAATCTACAGGAAGGATTTAAAACACTACTTGGTTATATCGAGTGGGTTTACATGGTTGTATTTATACTCGTAACATGGCTATTTAATAGCTATACGTTTAGTAAATCAAAAGCAGGACACCTGAATGTATTACAAAGGATTCCTCCTCATGTATGGGCAGTAATCATAGGTATGTTACTTGCTATATTCTGGGTTTGGGGATTTGATTGCAATTCAAAAGATTGTATAGTAGGGTTGTTTTTTACCTTAATATTTGCAATGGTAATATACAAATTCGGAATAGGAAAATTGCTTGAGTATGCAGCTAAAAAAAGATTAAAGACATGATAAGAAAAATAATATTCATTCTATTAATAGTAGCAGGGGTTTTTCTGCCATCATGTTGGAGCACTAAAAACGCTATTGAGATACCTTTTCACTCTAAACTATTTGATAAAAGGACTCTTGTAGTAGAAAAAAAGATAAAGGCAAACTATTATTACAGAAACCTTCAGCGATTAAATTATGTGAAGTCGAGAAGGAAAGTAGATAGCCTTGGGAGCATCTATATCGATGTGTATAACAACGATTATTTACCACCTAAATTATTAAACGATGTGGAGAGTTATTAACATATTGCTTATTGCTGTTATTCTTAGTTCCTGTTCTCCCCAGAAACGACTAGGCAGGATTATTGAGAAACATCCAGAACTGATACAGGCAGACAGTATTGAGAAGATTGTATACAGGGATACTGTTATTTTTCTTACAGATACGGTAATTGTGAATTTACCTCCCGATACATTGTACTTAGATACCGTAATTTATTTCAAAAAAGGATTCGATCTGGATACGGTAAAAATAAAGAAAGGAATAATTAATGCCGAGATTTGGTATTTAGAGAGCCATTTAGGCACTAAAATATATCTTGATAGTACCTATATATATCAACTACAAGATAGTTTAAAATTACTACGTGTAATCAAGGAAAAAACGGTAAATAAAACGAAGTATGTCACCATAAAAGAGAAAAGTGATAATAAATTGTTTTTGGGGATAATCGGAGGATTGTTTTTTGTCGTCCTGATATTGGGAGGTATAATATTAATGATAATTAAAGGAATACGATAACATAATAAAAACTAAACAAATAAATTATGCCTAAATATAGCGTAACGTCAAACGAAAAGCTTAGAACGTGTAGTAAAACTATTCAAATAGTGTTTTATTATGTTATAAAATATTTCGATAATAAAATAATTTTTGGTCACAGGGCTAGTGATTTACAATTTAAGCTATATAAAAAAGGGAGAATATACGAAGGAGGGAAATGGGTTATTGTCAACAAGAGTAAAGTAGTAACATATAAAGATGGGAAAGATAATCTAAGCAAACATAATTATTCTCCATCTAAGGCTATCGATGTAACTCCATATCCAATAGATTTTAGTGATGTTGATAGAATAAGGTATTTTGCCGGATTTGTTGTTGGTATTTCTAAACTACTTAAAGAACTTGGATATATAGATAAAACACTAAGATGGGGAGGAGATTGGGATAGAGATACCGATTTAAACGATCAAATATTTGACGATTTATTACATTTTGAAGAAGCTGACTAATACATAATACCATGATCTACGAAGAAACTGACTATACGATGTTTTACTATGATATTGATGAATTACTCAATACGGTAAGTACATATACGCTCATTAATACCCGTCACTCAAAAAATGAAGCAGGAGAGTCTAATACAGATGACATTAGTTTGACTAATGACGAATCTGCATTATTTAATAAGCTGTTAAAAAAAGGAGGTTTAGAAATATTTGAACGAGTGAGTGTATTATCTAAAACGATTACTGATGCATTTTTATTTGATACTTCAGATGACGAGAGTACATCGATTAGTGAAGCAGGTTTATTAATTTATAAAGTAGTTCTTCCTACACAATGGGATGATAATATTTCTAAATTATTAGATGAAAATATTGAAAGTGCACTAATTAGCTATGTCATTAAAGAATGGTTCCGTATTAACGGAATAATGGACAGATATCAGGTAGAGAATGAGAATTATAAGACATTGCTCTCTAAGATTAAGGGTAATGTAGTCTATCGTAAGAAAAATGTAAAGATAACATATAGAGGATTTTAACATTAAAAAATACAGCTATGTCATACCAAAAAATAACAGCAACAGATCCTAACACAATAAGGTTTTATTATGCCCAGGACACTATATTTGATCATGTCTCATTATTGTCCATGCAAAGGGCAAAAAGAATTATTGATGAAAAGACAGGGGAGGACCAAACAGATGAGTACGGGATAACCCTTGATGAAAGAGATTTGTTTAAAAAACTTTTGGATAATGCTGCTACACAAATATTTTTGCTTATTAGAAAAATGGTTAATAGCGTTGATCCGGCATTCGATTCTGACGAAGGAGAAAGCACTTCTGATGACACTACAGATGATTATATTGAATTTTGGATAAGAGATAACGATGCATATAATGAAGCTGATCTTGAATTAGTTGATAAGCTTGTACAGGAATGTTTAATTATGTACACTTTATTTGATTGGTATACCATTATTGGTTTAACTGAAGAGGCTCAGAAATATCTTTCCAGGTATAATAACACCAAGAAAGATTTAGTTACTAAAGCCTTATACAAACTGAAGATAAGAAACATAAGTTAGTTACATATATCCTCACGTATTTGGATTTTATCGGTAATATTACTGATAAAAACGAGTTATGTGCAATAAAATAAAAAAATCCCACCGCACCTCAGTTTTTTCAAAACTGTTAGGTTTTGTAATCCTTCCAATCAATCGTTTTAAATATTGCTTTATGATTTACCCATCTTGAAAACATTTTTTGTTCTTTAGTTGGTAGTATATTATTTTCAAAATCTCTATAAGGCTGTGCAAAAGGGTCGAGTTTCAAATCTTCCAAAAACAAAGCTCTTTCGTAAGCATCTTCAATGTCTTTTACAAGCAGGTATATAAAGTAATTTTTAGGCGTTGTATTATATTTCCTTAATAATTCAGTAGCTTTTTCAATGTATTTCATTTGAGATTTTTGATCACAAGCCATTCTTAAAGGCTTTGCCCATTTAACACGACTTAATAATTTTGCAATATCTTCATTGTTTGCTATTAATCTTGCATCTAATCCTTGGTTGAAGTCAATTTTTATTCCTAAGTCTATTATTTTTTCAATCTGTTTTAATCCAAAATCAGAAGCTAAAACATTATTATCAAGCAAAACAGCTTCTTTTTGTCCGTTCCAAAATTCTGTAATATCAGCATTACCCTTTATTGAACCTTCTTTTTTTGGTACTATGCACCATTGGCACTTATTAGGGCATCCCCTTGTTAAAAATCCGTATGCTTTGTCTGTTTTATAAAGTGAATAATCAGGCATTAAGTGTTCAATTTCATCAGGCAAAGTATTTGTTTTATTAAATCCAGTACCACCATTTATAACTTCACCATAATTACCAAATCCATTTACAAACTCAGGAGAAAATGTAAATACTTTACTCATATATGTTTTGTCATAATCTCCGATCGTAACAAACTCAACATTATCACCTTTTTGCTTATGAAATGCACTTAGTTTCATTAATGCTAAATTTGGGAAATTATGCCCATCTATATCTATTAATCCAATTTTTGCCATCCCTATTTTTTTATTTTACAGACACCTAACACGCAATATATGGCATAGAAAAAACGCCACATATTGCCACCCGTTACCGGCAAGCTGAATAAATAATATTATTCGTGCTTGTTTTTAGCTGTATCTCCTTTAAGAAGAACAGCCAGCCGGTAACACCGCGTATAAAACATGGCGGCCTCGGTTTTTCAAATTTAAGATACTGCATATCTGACCGTATTAATAGTTTTTTTCTCCCCGCTTTTGCCTATCGGCAATTAGGATAGCCTTAAATATCTCATAGGCCACTTGTGGTACTATTGCGTTTCCTCCTGCTTTGGTGCTTTCTTGTCTCCAGTTACGAACGGTAATTCCGTCCAATCTGGAGGAAAGCCCATCATCTCCATTACAAATCGGGGATTCAAGGGGCCATCTACCATCATCGACAACTCTATGCTCTTTCCAATCTCTTTTCTCCGTTGTATTGCTTTGTTGCTCGGTCCGCCCCTGTCTCGGTTGTCGCTTGCCGTTGGTGTCGGTATTAGTCCGTAAAACATCGCTGCATCCAATATACTGTTCGGCCTGTTCTCCCCGTTCTTTCGACTCATCATTGTTGTTGCTCCTTTGTCCAGTAATCCCCTCACTCGTTCTGGATGGTCCCGTTGTACACTTGTCGGAGTAGGCCACAAACCAAACTCTTTCACGCCTATGTGGCGCACCAACGGCACAAGCTGGCAATATAACTGGTTGTACTTCGTAGCCTTCACTTTCCAGGTCAGTTTGCACCTCGTTGAAAACCAATCCCCCGTTCCAATTAGTAAGCCCATAAACGTTTTCCCCCACGATGTAGCGCGGGGCAATCTCTCTAATTGCTCTAAGCATTTCTGGCCAGAGGTGGCGTTCATCTTCTTTACCTTTCCGTTGCCCTGCGAGGCTGTATGGTTGGCATGGAAATCCGCCCGTAAGGATGTCAATTCGTCCTCTCCAAATAGTGAAGTCTGTTTTTGTGATGTCTCCATAACTTATTGCATTTGGCCAGTAATATTTAAGCACTTTTTGCCCGAACTCGTTCCATTCGCAATGAAAAGCATTTATCCAGTTCATCCATTCGGCTGCAAGGTCAAAACCGCCTATTCCGCTAAATAGTGAGGCGTGTATTAGCCTGTCGGCTTGTTGGCCATCGCACAAAAAACTATTAATACTACTGTCGTTCATTTAATCAAATTTAGTTGGTTATTTCGCCACGATTTCATACGCTTTTTCGTTAGCGGTAATGCTTTTTAGCCTCTCGCTTATACTCATTACATATATCTAATATGTAATCATTTCTATCGTTTTCATTATCAAATGTTATCATTAATTTATCAATTACTTTTTTCAATATAGCAACCTGAATATTTATTTTGATGTCAGCACTACCGCTAACAAGTGGTAAATTTAATTGCTCATTATGGTACTCTTTAAGAACTTGCTCGACAATTTTACCACCAATATAATATTTATCGCAATTTTCATATATCGCTGTCTCTAATTTAAGTTTGTATTTTTCTATGCTCATTTTATAAAGTTTTTACGTTAATAACCGCAACTAAAATTTACCGCAATTCCGTTATATTTTTTCTTTATCACTATAGTCGCTGAGCATGAAATAAGCGGTAATAATTCGTTTACCCCATGGTACCCTGACAGGTTTCCCTTCATAGTATATTTCACACTTGATATACTCGTTTGGATAATCTGGATTATTAAATAGTTCTATTAGATCATCTTCTCTAACATTATGATTTAATAGCTGTTTTTCCCCGATTAGCAACCTATAGCTATATCCTGATATCCCAACCTTTAGGGTTTCTTCAAGTTCTTTTATATAGTTATTAAAACGCTTGTCAGTGTCGATTAGGTTATTAACCGTTTTACATGCATGTAGAACAGTAGCATGATCTTTTCCTCCGATTTCTTTCCCTATTTCTGCAAGACTATATTTTGTTAGCTTTTTAGAAAAGAACATAGCTATTTGCCTGGATTGAACAATTTCTCTCTTCCTTGTTTTGGAATGAATTAGTTCTACTGTCTGGTCAAAGTATTCTGCTACTACTTTTTGAATTTCATCTATACTTATCCTATTCATAATTACCTCCTTCTTGATGGTCCTTTTAATACTAATACATTACACATTTCTTTCAGTCTATCCCTGATTCTGTCCCCATATCTCTTTTGAATCTCATCGGCATCTAAATTAGTTGTGATAAACAACATTTTATCTGTAGAATACCTCCGGTTTATAACTTCGTAGATAGGGGACTTTTCGGTTCCGTACACTTTTATGCTAGGGTTTTCTGTTCCAAGGTCATCAATCCCTAGTAGATATAAGTCATGGAATCTCTGAATAAGATCATTGTCCTTTTTGTCGTATGCTTCATTAATTTCTATTGCAGAATAAACATGAAAGTTCTTCCTGATATAAGTCAGTATCTCTTTAATGATATTAAACAATAAGGTTTTTCCAGAGCCAACAGATCCCATGATTATTATTCCACGGTTAAGGTCATACGAAAACTTATCATCACCCTGTAAATAATATATCAGTTCTTGTATGACATCCCTGTTCATATCATCGATTTCAAATTGGTTCTCTTGTCCTTTTTCAAGAAGAATACGAGAGCCAATGGTGTTGAATAACTTAGAGAGTTCATCGAATGAAAAATTAATACTAAAGCTTCTTGTCATAGTTTGCGTTTTCAGGCGCATCAATAATTCTCTCTCTTTTTTGTAGATTTCTTTGAACGTTGTTTCCATTTTTATTATAATTTTTATACTTTAATTCCCAATCCTCGTAATTCCATGCTCCTTTTTCGGCATGAAAATCTCCTGAATCTTTATAACCAATAAAATTTCTGAATGAATGAATGATGCCTCCGATTAATTCTTTATACTTTTTGTAAAATTCAAATTGCTCTTTAAAATGCTTCAGAAGTTTTTTATGATGAAGTTGAGTTACGAAATAATTAATCTGTTTTATTTGTTCGAAATGATTTATCTCATCGTAACCAAAATATTCAGCAATAGATTTTTCCGTTTCACTAAATTTTTCCCCCACACCCCCTTTTAAAGAATCTTCATCTTCATATTCATATTCATATTCAGAGTTTGTTTGTGTGTTTGTTTGTTGTTTTGTTTGTTTTTTTGTTTTAACAAAATTAGGATTGCCACCACCTTTTTTCCCGGCCTTTGATCTTGCCTCACTCACCTGGTTGTCTTTAATCATGCGCTTTTGGCAAATATATTCGTCCTCAAAATAACATACTTCCTCTTCTATTAATTCATCAATAGCGTTTTTTATCTCTTCGGTGGTATAAGGAAGGTGTTTTACTAATTGATTAGCAAAATTTAAGCTCATGCTTTTATTTTGTTTGTACTTTTGTTTTAACAAAATCTTACCATAAGTTTTAGATTTATGCATTAAACACATCAAACCTTTTATATAAATTCCATGAGTTGAAGGAGAACATTCATTAAGTTTCTCATCAGTCATTATGTCCTGAATATATAAAGGGAGGTAAGGTTGATCTCTGAGTGCCATAACTAAAAGTCTTTTGTAAATTCTTTAATTTCACTAGGATTACATCGCTCCTGGTATGTCATGCTTATTTTTATTTTTTCCTCATCATTCGATAATAAGTGTTTATACCTTTCAGGGGCGATAATATTAAGTCTTTCTCGATATGCTACATATTCTTCTTTTGTGTAGAAAAATTTGCTGATTAGTTTCTTTACAGGCGTTTTTTCTTGATTGTAGTTAACGCTTATTTTTAAGAATAGTATTCTATATAACCATCTGTTTCCCATAATTTTCTTCGTATTTTTGAATTGTTTTAAATATCTCAAATGCTATCTGTGGTACTATTGCATTGACTAATGCTTTTCCTCTTATTCCTGAAAACAAGCTGCCGTGTTCCATTAATCAAATCTTGAATTATAATTTTGCATTCCTGTTAAAGTCATTTCAGCCTTAGCCTTACTCAGTAGTGATCTACACCAATCTAATTGATGAGTACAAGACTTGTTTAACCTTTCGATAAAATCTACTAAGTATTGCTCGTCAGCACATAATGACTTTACTAATTCGTTTATAGTCCTTGCAGTAGCATAAGGAGTATCATTAGCCACTTTTCTCAAGGTTTCCATAATATCACTCTTCATTTTTTTGTTTAGGTGATATTTAGCATCGGCAAGCATGTTTCCTGTCCTGCCTAAAAATACAGCTAGATCATTTCCTCTGCTTACTATTTCTTCAATCTCATCACTGGATGTGATTTCAAGAAAAGCTTGTATCTCTTCTGCCTCTTGCTCTAGTTGTATGGGATCGGTTATTTGCATGTTATTTTATTATTAAAAAATCAATATTTTGTTCTTTACATTGTGCCTGAAATAGTCTCCACTTGAAATTAAATAACTGAGACATTGCACCTTTAGCTTCAATGTAGCTTATAGTTCCATCGGTATTTATTACCAGGAAGTCAGGTTTGAAATTACAAATGAATTCATCATATGCTCTCAATTCAACGGAAGGTTCAAACTCCCAATCAAGGATCATCTTTTCTTGCTTCCTGAAGTCCAATTCCTCAGCAATATTAGCTTCTAATCTATTATGGTAGTAGTAGCCATTATATTTATTGGAAGTGCCAAATTGGCCCTTTAAATTCCATTTTTTGAAGCTATTTGAATTATACATGATTAAAATGGTGTTCTATCAATATTAATTTCAAGCCCGTGATCAGCTATATAGGTAGATTTGCCTGTTAATCCTTCAATATCCTCTTTAAATTCTTTTGCATTGCTATTTCCATCGGATAAGTGAAGTAGAATAATATTATTTACATTAGTCAAATCATTAGCTTTTAAGAAACCTTTACATACATCTAAACTTATATGGCTTTTTACTACTCTATTTCTAACCTTAGAATTTAATTTTCCACTGAAAATATTATGATCTAATATTTTATCAGAATAATTGCATTCAATAAGAATATTATTAAGGTTTGGAAATTTATAAGGAACATAGTGAGTATCTGTTATAAAAACGATTGTCCCAGATTCTTTATTAGATACAAGGAAACCAAGACAAGGGACATCGTGTTTTAGATCAAAAGGCTTTATTTTAAAATTCCCAATCTCAAATAACAGTTTAGAGGATACGGGTATCAACCTATGATGTTTTAATTTTTTTGCTTTTATCGTTTCATACCCCGTATATACAGAAATTCCATAATCAAGAAAGCTTTTAATATACTTAGAATGATCTTCATGCGAATGACTTACTAAAGCACCATGAATTTTAGACACTTTAAAATCAATTAATTTTTGTACCTCCTTGAATCTAATTCCGCACTCTATTATAAGTGCAGAATCAGACGATTCAAGGAGGTAACAATTACCTTTACTACTGCTGCCTAATACTTTTAATTTCATTAGAATCCTGGTCCTATGGTTGCTTGTTGATTAGTCTGAGGTTCTGTTGTTTTGTCCTTTTCAATATTCTCTGTTTCCTTTTCTTCTTCCTTTTCAATTACAACTACTTCTTCAGCATCATCAATAGTCATCTCTTCTTTATTAGCATTCTCTTTCACCTCGTTATCAATGTTGTCGGAAGCAGTTCTTTTCTCAACTTCTTCTTCCTCGTATATTCCTTCATCACTTGATGTTGAGATGAATAGTTTACAAGCACGATTGATAACAGTTTTTTTAGCCATCTCGTCAGGGAATTTTTGGTGCGCTGGCGAATTTCCTTTCATAGCTCCCTGTTGCCAAGATGTTCTAATTTGTTTAATATTCATTATCTCAACAAATGAGGATCCATCTTCTAAACTAAGCACAGCATAAGCTCCTCTAATTTTATTATTGTCGATGTTTTCAAAATCCTGCTCATGATTTACTATTTTCTTTAATCCTGTTTTCCCATCAATTTCATACTGAAATTCATCATTTTCATATATAATGTTAGCATATACAGATTTTACTCCTCCATACCTTTTTGCTAAAGCTACGGTTCCGTGGTATTCTCTTACTAACGTAAGTTTATTACCATAAGCAATAAAATCGCATTGTTTTTTCATAGGAGACAATCCTTGTACACACATATCAAGTAATGCGTTGGCAATACTATGTTTTGTACATACTTCTAATACAGGCTTATCATCCTTTGTTTTTGTTTCTAACAATGTTAGGTAAGCTGATTTTAAAGCATTTTCGACAACATAGCCATGAGGCAATCTTAGTTCTCCATATGCTTTAAATTCATCAATTTTCTTTAAAACTGAATTTACAATATCACTTTCAGTCACTTTGGTTGGTTTGTTTTCCTTTGACATTTTACTATTATTTAATGGTTAATTCTTTATAATTTTTATCAGCAATCAAGTTGATTGTCTGGCTATTACAATTGATTTCATCAGTAACGCTTTCTCTGTTATCAATAAATACAGGCGCATAGATATTGTAGTGTTGGCTTAATGTATTAATAATATCTATTCCTGCTTTAATCTGTCCTCCTGTATTTGCTCCACTAAAAGGAACTCCGTTTATTAATGTTTCACACGTTTCTGTTTCTCCTCCGTTAATTTGTTGGTCAAACATTTTGAATTTAACAAAAGAGAATTTGCTATTAACTTTATCCTCCACGGTTTCGATTTTAGTTTTAATGAAACTGTCAATAGCAAATTCTTCTTTTTCAATATCTGCAATCTGTTGAGCTAAATTTTTCTCCTCATCCTCAAGCTCTTTAATCCTTGAGTTTGATTTTTCAATAATATCCTGTAAAGCCAACTCTTTTTTATAACTATCTCTCTGCTCAATCAAACTTCTTTTTTCTTCTTTTAACTCACTTGTGTCTACTTCATGGATAGCAGATATTTTACTTTCAAGTTCATTTATTTTTTCGTCCAGATCATCTGTTTTTACAGTAATAACAGCATCCCCTTGAGATGGAATCCCTTTTAATTCATTTAGTTTCTTTTCGCTAGAAGATATTTTTGTTTTCTCCTCCTTAATCTCGTTTTTTATAGCACCTATTTTCTTTTCGAGATTATTTACAAGTTCGCTGTTTTCTTTCCCTTTCTTTGATATATCTTCTAATTTTGAGATTTTGTCAGCGTTAAAACGAATAGTCATAGCTTCTTTTTCTGCTTTAATATCATCAGCTTCAAAAGGTCTTTTACATGCAGGACAAATAAATTCATCATCATTAAATTCTAAACGAGATGTATTTATATTATTCCATTGTTCACGAAGAGATTCATTATTTTTAGAAATTTCTGTTATTTTAGTTTTTAAGGTAAGAATCTCGTGTCTTTTATCACCAACAAGATCATTGCTCTTTTGGATGTCTCTATTCAGCAGATCAATTTTATCTTGATATTCTCTAAATTTGTCACTTGCTTCACGAGTAGCTTTAATTTTTCTCTCCTGTAACTGGTTTTGTAAATCATAGATTTGATCTTTGATATTCTTGTTTTTCAGGTGGATTTCATCATTAGCCTTTCCTTTATCCTCGATTTGTGAATCTATGCTTAAAATATTATCATCTAACGCTTTAATTTCTTTTTCAATTTCGGAGAAATTTTTTGTTTCAGGAATATTTCTATTAATCTCATCAATTCTTGTAGGAATAGCCTCAATATCATCTTTAAGTTTTCTTTTTCTTGCAGCAATCTTCTTCCTATATTCTTCCAATGGTAATTCCTGGTTAAGAATATTTTCGATTACTTCACTTGAACCGTTAAGATTTTTAATAATGTCGGAATCTTTAATCTCTCCAATCATATCAAATAAAATATCTCTTCTTTTCTGCCATGAGATATAATTGAAATAAGTTGGAGAGGTAATAAGTTTAAATAATTCCTCATCCATTATAGTTTCAACCTTCTCTTTATATTCCTTAGCTTGAAGAGGTACTTCGTCAACATAAAATAATGTTTCATGTCCTGTAAATTCTGTTTCTAACTCTCCTCTGCGTTTTACCCACTTCTCCTTGTACACTCTTTTAAGGGTGGTTTCTCTTCCATCCACATCTAAAACACCTATAACTTCGTGTTCTAATTTATGTTTTGGAACATTTTTAGAATCAAGTGTTTTAATGTCAAATTCTTTCCTGTCTAAATGATCTTTACCAAATAATAACCAGGTAAAAGCATCAAACAGGGTTGTTTTCCCAGTTCTGTTTGCACCTATGATACTTGTAATATCATTGAAATCAACCTCAATAAACTTAGTTCCTTTAAAATTATTAAGGGTAAGTTTTTTTAATACAATTTTTTTTACACCATTTGTTTCCATTTTACTACTATTTATGTTAATCAATCACGTTAATTCTAGGCCAATGTTCCCAGGGAGGTAATTCCCATTGCATTATTTCACCTTTTTTACAGGTGTTTAATGTTAGCGCACTTATTAAAAGCACGATCAGTTTAATCTTTTTCATCGCTTAGTCTTTAGGTTCAATCCTATACAGTATTACTTTATCTGTACGGATGTTTAAATCTTTCTGGTTTAATATTTCATTATTGAATCGTACTTCTTTAATACAATCCTGCACAGAGGCAAGAGGAAAGTCAATTCCATTTTTTTTGCACAATTCAAAGTCATCGGCAAAGTTTTCGATACGATCTTCTGTGTTGTTGAAGAAATCAATTTCTAATTTTGATTTTCCTTCCATGTGAAATGTTGCTGCCATATTCTATTATTATTTAAGTTTGTGTGTCAAATTTTCCTCCGACATTATTCCTCTTTTCAATACCCTGATGGGACCAATAATTATTAAAAGAGGATGAGCAATGCTCTTTTTCCCGGTATCCACATACAGGACATACCAGCCATTTATTGAATAATCCCAGCCTTTTCTTTTGAGGCACTAATGATTCTATGCAGTTAGGACAGTATCTCATTAAGCGTATTTTTTATAGGATTTAGAAAATTCAATAATCTCATAAAGAGAGAACTTATGATATCTTGATCCCGGTGAATCAGGATAAGAATTGATTTTCCCTTCGTCTATTAACTTCTTAAAGGTGTTAAATGACGAAATTCCTAATAAAGACATAGCTTCTTTAGAAGGAATTTTAACTGTAGAGATATATTGTTTAATAGGCTGAATTTCTTTTCTTACAGCCTCAGCCATCATTTCTGCTAAATCGTCACGCGATATTGATATAAGTTCCATTAGGCAGATATTTTAAATTCTTTTTCTTGTTTGTCAAGATATTTATTGACAATTTTCCTGACTGTTTCAATCGTAATCCTGTTGGTTTTTACACCGTTTGGCATCCAACTTGTTCTAAAAGTGTTCTTAGAGATGCCAATAATGTTAATGATTTCTCGCTTACACTGGATTTTTAACTTCTTGTTATAGAATTTGTTAATATCTCTTTTGATATTATATACTTCTATTTCTTGACTTTTTGTTTCCATTTTTATATATTTAACATGGCCGTTCATCTAAAATGTATAACAAATATACTACATTATACTTGACAATACCAAATATAATACGACATAAATTTGACATAAAATTTAAAAAAGAGTGTAAATGACTGATAGTGAGATAATAGTGAAGTTAATAAATTTACTGGGTTTAAAGAATGGTAATCAATTAGCAAAAACATTAGGTTTTAAAGCCGACAGGGTATATAACGTTATAAAAGGAAGGAACGGTTTAAGTACCAGGTTTATAGACAGAATCATAGATGTTTATCCGCAGATAAATAGGAAATGGATCGAGATTGGAACAGGAGAACCATTTGTCGAAAGTTTTAATACAATATCGGATAGAGTAGGTAAGATTATTGACTATCTGGGTTATAATTTTCTGGAATTTACGAAGAGCATAAACCTTTCCGATGTAGAGAAATTCAAGTTATCAGAGGCTATCAATAAAAGCTTGGTCCCAGACAAGAAGGTGATAGAGAAAATCCTGGATAGATATCCTGAAATATCCCGTGAGTGGTTAATCGACAATAAAGGTACGATGTTAACCATTAAAGATGAATTGTTGCCGGATCAAGAGCAAAAATTAAAGTTACTTCAAGACCTGGTAAGATCGAAAGACGATCAGATATTGACTAAGAATAGTTATATTAATAAGCTAGAGGAAGAAAATGAAATGCTAGAAAACATGTTGAATGAACTAATGGAACAATACAAAATAGTTCGACAATTTTCTAAAATAGAAAAAAGGCTTGAAGAAAAGATGAGAAATACAGATGAGAAATTAACAAGATTTCGAGTCAAAAAGTAGGTTACTGGCTAGCTCTTTTGCATCATCCATATTATAAGTTAGATACTTTTCGAATCTATGTTTGTTATATGACATTGAAGCTCTTTGTACTTGCAATTTCCCTATTGTATTATCGGGACTAAATATACGTATTGATGTTGTTATTCCATTATTATAGAATAATTCCGTAAACAAAGAATAAACCTCTGTAGGCATGTCGGAACATTTGTATTCTCGGAAATCAATAATTATTACATGTCCTTCATAGCCTATTAGTTGCTGGTTTAATTTAGGGAGTAAAAATTTAAGGTCATCTACTTTAACACAGCCTCCAATTTTTAATATAGGAGCGCTTTTAGTTTTCACAATTCTTGCTTTCATATTTTTCACTAAAAAATGGGTGGTTAATTAACAGTTCTGCATTTTCTTCTTCAGATATTTTTATATATGAAAAAAATGTTTTCTCAGATTTATGCCCGGTAATCTTCATAATGCTTGCTGTAGGTATTCTTGCCAAATACGCATTAGTAGCAAAAGACCTTCTGGCAGTATGTGTAGAAACTAGCTCATGTTTTTCTTTGGTCTCTCTGATTATCTTCTTTCCTTTCTTTCGGGTAACAACAATAATATCTTTAATCTTTGCTGCTTTACATGCATCTTTAATATAGTCATTCATTTTCTGGTTACTAATTGCCCTTGGAAGCTTATAATCGTATTTTTCTAATATTTCTTTCAGCATCCAATGAACAGGAATAACGGTTTTAATGCCTGTTTTTTGATTAGTAATGGCTAGTTTCGTATAATCCTTATTAAAATGTTGTGGGATGATTTGGGAAAAATCAGAAAATCTTAGACCTGTAACACAGCCGATTATAAACATGTCCCTTGCTCTTATCCTGCTTTTAGCTAAGCCGTTCCCTTTTAAATCTTTCTGGACTCGATATAGTTGTAATACTTCGTCATTGGTTAGATATATCTTATCAACATCTTCCCGGATAACCTTGAATTTTAGGAAATCCATATTTATATTGTATCTCAAATCAGTTGCCTTTGCCATAATCTCTTTAATGATCTTGAAATGCAATCCTGCATAGTTAACACTATATTGTTTAGTGTATAATAAATAGTCTTTATAATTGTCGTAGAATTGCATGTCTATCTCATCATAATTTAAAACCCTATTGTCGTTGAAATAAGAGACTAACGTATTGTAGACAGTCTGATATTTCTTAGCGTATTCATAACCATGAATAGCAATCATCCTATCCTTATATGTGCTGAAGAAGTCCACTAATTTAGGAATAATATCTTTTTTTTCCAATTTGTCGAGATGTTTGTCCATTAAAAATTTGAGTGCTCTATTTGTGACAACCTTCCCTTCATTAAGAAGCTGGTAATAACTTTCCTCTAAATAAGATCCCATTTTTTTAAGACGATAGTTATAATCATATCCCATTTTAAAAATTTTTCCCTCCCGGCATTTTTGAGAATCTTTGAGCCAATTATCAGGATGTATTTTTAAGCCGGAAGAATAGGTAAACGTTTTCCCCTGGTATCGGTATTTTAAAATAATTAAGGTGTTAATATCACTGTTGAAATCTTTGAGATAATACTTCACATTAGGCATACCATTATCATTAATTATTACTAACTTAGATAAACAAAGATAATAAATGTACCTCAGTTGACGGTATAGTTGACGGATTTTTTAATAATTAATGATTTTGGGTATATTAAAACAGGTTAGTAATAATCGCTAAAACGCCTGTAAATGATAGTCAAAGCATCAATAAACATCAATAAGTTATGATTCTGGCACGATCACATACTTTTTTCTATAACGTAGAAAAAACAAGCATTTCAGAGAGTCCGTCAAAAGTGGTGTACGCCATGGTTGACGGATTTTTTTATACCCATTCATCAAATAATTAAAGAATTACTTGACAATGTGTAGTAAATATACTACATTTGATTTGAGTAATTAATTAAATACAATAATGGCACACAATGAAAAAGAGTTAAGTAAAAAGCGTAAGCAGTTAAAAGAAGAGTTGTCCAGGGTAAGGTCATCAAGACCAGATGTTGTGTTTGCATATAGTCGAAAAGAAGTGCTGGCGGATGGATCACAAGTAATGGTCCCTCCGCAAGTTGCTTCTGAGGCAGGGATAAAAGTCCCTGTTTACATGACCTCTCAGGTATGGGAAAGATATGTCAAGGTACCTGAAGGAATGGAGGGTTATCAAGACACTGATGGCAGATTATGGGACATCTTGTGGATGTTTAGAACCTATGCCCAAAGCAGTAAATCCCCTGTAATAATGTTCGAGTATCTTTGTGAATTACCAGGGGATCCACAGATTAACGAAAAAAGATTTGGGGATACTCATAAAAAGACGGTGAAACTAAAAGCTGTAGCTGGGCCAAAAGACATCGATCAGCCAGAGATGGCTATAACAATATTATTACCTAATCAGGATTAGAGATGAAAAAAATATCCTCATATCAAAAATTAAAGGCAAAGAACCGAGAATTAAGACAGGACATTAGAACACTCGTATTAAGTCCTGATTCAATGGAAGCGTTACGGTTAAAAGCTAAGTATACTTTCCAATACCAGGCTGAAGATGCAATAATGTATGGGCATAGTACAACAATAATAGAAGGTAATGTATTATTAAATTGATATCAATAATAATGACTAGAGAAGAAGAGATAAAGTATTTAAAAATCGCTTTGAATATACAAGGTATAAACATCAGCGAGAGAATAGCGGATCAGGTTATTGAAACCTTTGAAGCAGTAAAGAAGAAAAAAGGAAACTTCAGTGTTAATGATGCTGTTGGTATTGAATTAAAGGTAGAGCGCAAGTATAAAGAGATTGAAGTTAAAGCAAGAAAAAACAAAGAATAATAATGAACATCTTATACCTCCCCATAAAAAGAAAGTGGTTTTACATGATCGCAGAAGCAATTAAGACCGAAGAATATCGGGAGGTAAAAGATTATTGGGTAAAACGATTAATGAACCGGCATAAGTTAAAGGATGGTTCTGAGGTAATGTATTCAGGGGACTACAAGAAGTTTGACGTAGTACGATTCAAGGCCGGTTATGGCAAAAACTCTCCAACAATGGACTTAGAGTTCAAAGGCATTAAGATAGACACAGGAAAAGAAGAATGGGGAGCAAAACCTGGCAAACATTATTTTGTAATAAAACTCGGCTTGAGGCTAGATATTAATCTTGAACCAAGCCAGCTAAGACATTGTTGTCCAACAAAGGTTTTACTTAAAAACTTATAACTATGCAACTAAGCAAACAAGCCAAACAACTAGCGAAGATCAAAAAGAAAATCAGGCAAAAGGAGGAGTTTGAACGATTATGTGATGTATTGACCGAAGGGATAAACAACCTGGAGATTATTTTCAGCCATAACCCACATGAATTTCCTAAAGCGGATGATTTTATTACAGAAATAAGATGAAAAAATATAAAGCAATAGAATTAATGAGACAAGGCAAGAAAATAACGCATAAGCACTTTACGCCTGATGAATGGATGACAATTAAAAACGGACAAATACTTTTAGAAGATGGTGTAAGATGTAACCAAGATGAATTTTGGAAATGGAGAACAGATGAAAGCTAGAATGATGATTATTCACTTTATGGTTGCTAACGGACGAGTGTATGATATGTTGCGTTTAGACACGCTTAAACTATCGGATTAAAAACAGAATTAACAAATACAAAATAAAATTAACCAAAGCAGTAAATAGCAATATATTATACACATTGTTACCTGCTTTTAAAATTACGATTTATGAAACGATTTATATGTTGGTACGCCTATCAAGGACAAGAAACAGAAGGGCAATTACAACTTAAAGAGCCAAAAATAATAAAAGCTATAGATATGGCAGAAGCTATGTGGAAATGGCATCATTTAGATTGCCCTGATTGGGGAAAAAGATTCTATAATGACGACATAGAAGCATATAGAAAGAAAGGTGAATTTACAGGATGGGGATGTTGGTGTGAAGAACTAGCCAAGTAATTTTTATTGCAGGTAACTTGTTTTTATACGTAATATTACAGATAAACTCCAGGTACGTGAGGATATATGTAACTAACAAAAATAATTATGAGAACAATAAAATTTAGAGTTTGGGAAAAGTTTACAAGTAAAATGCATTATAATGATGTTAGCCATCTTGCTTCTTTAACTGATGATGGAGTTTTATCTACTGTTAGCGGTTATGGTGAAAATACAGCTATGCAATTCACAGGCTTAACCGACAAAAACGGCAAAGATATTTATGAAGGTGATATTTTTAAACTTGGTGCAGAAAAGGAAATATTTGAAATCCGTTTTGAACACGGTTGTTTTATGGCTTTTCACAATGACAAACAATTTGGATTAATTGGAGAATTACAAATATGTTTTATTGAGGTAATTGGAAATATCTACGAAAATCCTAAACTAATCAAAACCAAATAACCATGGAAGCAAAAGAGATATTAAACCAAATAAAAGCTAATGTATTACAAAATATGGATCATTTAACCGCAAATGACACCTTTAGTTTAATTAATGATCTTATCAAACTAAAATGCAAAGAGCAAAGAGAAATCTGCGCCCATAAAGTTTAATATAATAATAATTATGGGGAATTAGATATTGTTTCGAAAAGAATTGTTTTAAACGCACCAGAACCAAAAATGTAACATAACAATTACCAACATCTACCAATTAGATACCATTTATGCCAAAAAACAACCAAAATAACGTAAATTTAGGTAACAAAAAATAACCTAACATGGCTATAAAAGACGTAATCAGGCGTAAACGCAAGACTTTGGGAATTACCCAACAGGTACTCGCTAATAAAATAGGAGTACACAGAATTACTATTACTAACTTTGAAAACGGAAAACATTCACTATCAAGTGAGTATATCGATAAAATATGTCATATCCTCAGTATTAAATGTGAATGAACTAAAATTATAGTTGTATAACGTGAAAATTAGTTGATATGGAATAAATAAGATTGTTTACAAAACACCTATGGCACAAGAGATAATTAATGATAAAGGTGATTTATATCATTACTTCTTTGATGAAGAGGACAATGAACTGTTATTCATTAGACTTGGTAATACTTCGTTTAATAAAAATAAAAAGTGATGGAAACTTTAATTATAATATTAATAATAGGATCAATATATTTCTTCTTGTTTAACAAGACAACGACTGTGAGAGAGAAAAACCATAATGATTATATTGATTTAGGAGATAACTGTTGGTTTACTCCTGGAGGATTTGTTGATTTAACACCAAGATTAACCCTAGAGCAAGAGTTACACAACCAGAACAATGAACGTGAAATAAGAAGAAGGGACGAAAGGTTTAAAATGGAGTGTGCAATGGCAGAACACGATATGTATATGAAACAGTATCAGTTAATGAAGGATAAAGTAGATGTTATTCCTCCTTTAGAAAAACTTGAAGTGTGGCTTCCTAAATGGATTGATTACGTTTGTGATTGGCATATAAAAGAAAAGAATCGATATGAAGAAATATATGGGTATATGCGTTTTGATGTGTTTATTGCTACTGAGATTATCCCATTTAAAGGCTATGGAATGAAATTAGTATTTAAGAAGCCTGTGGCTCAAATAGAGTATGTCGTTTAAAAAAGAGCGACACATAGATCGCTCTCATGTGCTTTGATTATCTAACCGTGATTCTTATTCACCCAATCACGCTTTAGCTACTTACTATTTTTAAAGTATTTCTCAAAACTTATTTTCCCTTTTACATAAAGAGATAAATTCTGATTTTTAGCTCTCTTGTTTCTCCCGATCTTGCGAGAGCCACCGCCTTTTTTTTGATTTGTATTAGCCATGATTAATTAGTATTGGTTAATTATTTCATAGCAACCTCCTTTCTTGTTATCATAAATTGTGATATGTTAGTATTATTTATTCTTAAACCTTTGTCTGTATGTTATCGACAGGTCGTTTATCTCACTGTCTTTTATTTTACCTACGAACACGAAAGTAAAATAACGACAACTGAATAATGTTTTCTTTAGTCCAGGATCGTATTGAGTATTATCTGTTAATTGTTTATATTGGATAGCTTTCCAATTCACTCCATCGGTACTTCCAAATAGATAAATCCCACAATCATTATCTGTATCAATAGACAGATTAGCGTTCAAAAGCACCTTATCAATACGTTTTAGCATCTTATTCCCTAATGAGAATGGCCTGGTTTGAATCATTACGTCCATATAGTCAGAGGAATCCTCCTGAGAGAGATAATACTCTCCTCTGGCCGTAGTATAGAGCAATACGTCTGGAAAATTAAGGATTGACATGGAAAAAGATTCTGTAATTTTGAACCAGAACTTATATGTGAAGGAATAAACATAAGAATAATCATAATTTTCTGAGGTGACTAACAACTCTTTTTCCACATGATCGTACACCATGAATGTATCTTCATCCTGAAGGTAAGTCAAGAAATCATCTGAGCTCAGGTAATCATATAATGCAAGATCACTATCGAAAAGATTGTCATAGTCAGAATTAATAAGGCCGTTATTTATTTCTCCTTCCACCGGCAAAGATATCTCTACAATCTTTCTTCCTTCAAGTGTACGAATCCCTTCGTTTGTTGCATATATTACAAATCCATTTCTCTCGACAATTGCATCCTCACTTGTAATGACTTCTCTGTTGATATTAATAATGTTACTATAGAGGACATCAGAGTCAATCGTGCCTAATTGCATGGAGTAGACTCCTTTTGATGTGAATACATAGAGGGGATATTCACCAAATTTATCCTCACTCATAGGTTCCATTGCTGTAGCGAATCCTAATACTTCATAGTTATTGTCCTCTCCTATCTGGTAACTCCTTTCTGAAGGATATATTAAAGGATTACTGAGTGCAGACACTTGTACTCTATTAGAATCAGACAACAATAAATCACTGGAAGGAGTCGCTGTGTAGTAATCCACTCCCATATCATCAATATCCACAGATGTACTCTCAAGGTTTTCATCGGCATAATAGCTCAGGTTAAGATAAGGATGTGTTTTCAGGGTAACGTCCATGATTTTTATCTTCTTATCTATTGATGAGTCATAGGCATAAATAACCATTCTTTTAGCGCGTAAATCAGGATAGCATAAGAATGGAGGGATATAAGCTATATTGCTTAGAGAATTAATTATCCATGGGTAAAAACGCTGGTTTATGATCTTAACACCTTCATTCTCCGTTGACAAATATACGTCTGTATAAAACTGATAGCCACCAGAATATTTTTGTCTAAGTGCTGATTCAACGGTAGAAATATAATTAAACGGGGCATATCCATGGAAAAGCTTTGTTTGAACATTTCCTAAGTGAAGATAGGAATTGTATCGGTAGTAATGCTGTGCAAATAATGTGTGTGGATCATCATTAATAGGTAAACTTTCGTTTACTTCTATGTCTCCTATCTCTGATAAATCTAACTCATCAGATATGGTGTTATCATCGAGCAAGTCGGTTAATTGTATCTCGTCTATCTTGTAGTAGGATTGTGCTTTAACAAGCGATTTAATCCCTTCTACGTTGGTAGGAGCCCAATAATATCCTGATCCAGCACTGTCCCAAATGGAATAATCATCTTCATCACTTACGGCATAATGGCTTACCTTATCGGTCATAAAGATACATAAAGACTTAATGACTCCTTCAAAGTTCTCAAGTCTTGACTGAATCGTATTGCTAATGTATAGCTGATATGATGTAACAGCAAGATATAAATTCTCAAACCTATTATAAACACCAGAACCATCTTCTACATGTTTGTATTTTAGTTTCCTGGAAGAAGTGAAACTATCTATCGCACCTATTTCGTGGTAAATAGGAGCAGAAAACATAAGATAATCCCCTGAGTATGTCTTATATGCTAAACGAAAGAATACATGTCCTTCTAGCTCATTGTCAGCGATCTTATCGGTGATTAAAGCAGTAAGTTTATCATAACTCTCCTCATAAGCCTCATCTCCCAACCTGGATTGTATTTGTTCTGTATCATAAGGAGCAGCACTACTATCATAGGCTGTGAAGTCAGGAATGATATCGGTATCCAATCTTTTGTAAGCATTCTCCATGGATGCTGTAGAATCGAACAAGAAAAAGTAGCCATTATAATTTGTTACAATGATTAACACATTATTCAGGTGTGTTATCCTCACTAATTCTTCTCCTTCCTCAAAAGATATGAGGGTGGTATACACTTCCGGATCCAACTCCCCAACGTTCATCTTTATGAAGTAATACACTTCATTACTACTGGATTTATATCCAATAGCGCGATCATCATCAAGGACAGGATGATAATAGATATAATTATATCCCGATGCTCTTTTTCCTGTAGAGGCTTTAGGCGTAACAGGTTTCCATGCATTGTCTTTTATCCTGAGATTAATCACCTCCTGGCAATCACCGTCCTTTGCATTGATTGAAGGTGTATTCCTGACAATCCCGTTGAATGTTATCTGCTTTTCCATGGTTTATTCTCCTATAATGTTTTGTTGGTTTTGGATCTTATTTATAATCGTGTTGTACACATTCTTTTTATTTCCTACTGTATCAGTATCTTCCTGATTGTCACCTTTTAAGATGCTGTTAAGCTCTAAGAATATCTCTAAAGCGTTCTTAGCATATTTCTCTTTCTTAATTAATTCCGATACCTTGTCGAGAGCTTCCTCACGGGTATCCCAGATTTTCTTTAATAAATCTTCTGTGTAAACATTATTCCTTGCTACTGCATCTGTTAACGCTAAACTCATTCCTATGTCTGCCGAACCTTCTTTCTTTGCGAGTTCTAATTTCTCTGAGTTCTGTTCTTTCCAGATGCGTAATGTTTTAGGCGTTGGTCCTTTCTTTCCTCCATCGCGTAACATCCTTACTGTTTTACTAATATTACCCCTGTTTTCATCTAACAATATTAATGCAGAGGCCACATATTCTTTCGAATAGTATTGGGAGTTTTGATCTCTCATAATTAAATAAATAAAAGTAAAAATACAAAATAATATTACAAGATTATAAGTATTTTATACAATTTAATTAACTAAATACTACTTAAATACGTAATTTAGTTGAAGCTTTACTTTAACTAAAAACATAGTTATGTGGTACCCTGGAAAAAACTTTAAAGACAACTTAAAAGGCGGTTGGGATACATTACTTGACATACTTCCCATTACTGGCGATATAAGGGCTAATGATGAATTAATGAGTCAGATAGAAGAGGCTATGGGAAATCTGGGTGATTATTCTGACAGCCAATATCAGCAGTTATTAGATTTTGGAGATCAGTATCAAAGTGATGCAACAGACATCCTTGATAATATATATAACCAGCAAAGAGACAATATCAACACTGAGAAAGACAGTGTAAATGACCGTATTACTTCTCTTGAAGATTGGTTCGCAGAGAATAATATAAATTATGAGGATACTGCCGAGGCTAAGTTTGCTCTTGAGCAAATGAAAGAGAACCAGAAAGATCAAATCAATGATGTGAGTAAGAACAAACTAAGAACGGGAGGAACGATAGAGTCTGAGCTTGCTTCGCGTAAGGACCTGAACGAGAACTTCAATGATTCTCTAGCTGGATTTACATCTAAGAGCACGGCATATAAGGAGGGATTAAGAAATGAGTATGACTCTAAGATGAATAACCTTATCAATACGCGTATTAGTCTCACCGGAATGGAGAATAGTGCTTTAGGTGATTATGGTCAAGGAAACCTTAGTATTCTAAATGATATATTCTCCAACAATTCCAATGCTACAGGGGACTATTTCGATCAAATGAGAGAGTTAGAGATGATGCGACTTAATGGATATCAGAATGGAGCAAACAATATGAGCCAATTCAGAAATGATTTTTGGAGTGGATTAGGCAACTGGGGATCGGACAAAAAAGATGATATTGGGAATATCATACCATTTTTACTCTAAATACTTACACTATGCTAACAGACGTTGAAAGATTTAAGCTATTAAATATTCCCATAGACAGGGAGGATGAAGAAAAGGAAAAGCGTGAGCGAGAGAAGATGGAGAAGATGGAGAAGATGAAGATGACTACCGACATTCTTTCTCCGGAACCTGAGATTCTTACACCTGAAGAAGAATCAGAAGATAGCACTAAAAAAGACGGTTCTATCTCTATGAGCGATGAACAAGCTAAAGACCTGTTAAAAAATAGCGGTATCGATCTTGAAGCGATGAAAAAGGGAGGAAATCCATTATCTTATTTATTATCGAATCAAGGTGCAGGAAGTCCTCGCTCAAAAAGAGATAAGGCAAAGAGACAAAACATGTTGGGCGTACTCAGTGATTTTGGCAATCTACTTGTTTCGATGAGGGATTTGGATTGGGCTAAGAAAGGAGCCATTATCCCTGATAGAACAACTACTAAGAATACAGCCAATGAGCAATACGAAAAGTTGATGGATGTATATGACAAAGAGAATGCATATTTCAAGAACTTAGAGTATCGTAACCAGGCAAACAAATTAAGGAATGATACAGAGTTAGAGAAACAGCGTTTAATAGGAGAAAGACAGGAAAAGAAACGTCTTAGCGATATTGAACAGAAAGAGTTAGACCGTCAGACACGAGAGGATATCGCAAGGATGAGAAACTCAAGGAGCTCTAACAAGGTCACAAGGAATGATAAAGAAGAGAAAGCTCCTTATTATATTCCTTATAATGGTGAAGAAATTCCTATTACCAATGAACAGTATATCGATATTTACGGTTCATTGAAGAATAATCCTCCACAAAACTTAATAGATGAGATCACAGGGGAGTTTATACAGCCCAAAGGGAAAGATGAATATGCAAGCGTAAGAAACCACTGGCAGGATTATTATGACGTGAATTACGATCAGGACGGAAAACCTTACATTGTCCCTAAACAGCCAGAGCCATCTCCTACATTAGAGGGGAATGATGTTCACACAAAAGACTTTGATGATTTCCGGGGATCTGTTTCAGACTTAGGATTACCAAACAAACAAGGCCTTGGTAATAGCAACAATGAAAGCCAACAACAATATACATTACCAGACCAAGCGGTAGAAGATTTGGGTATTATTATGAAGAATGCTCCATCAGAGAAGAGGTTAATTGCAATTAAGAAATTACTGATAAAATATAAGTATCCTGGGGATGTAGATGCTATGGCAAACAAAATTGTTTCTGATTACAATCAATAAAGCTATGCCAGACGATAAACTGTTAAAAATATTACAGAAAAACGGACTATATCAAAGCGCTTCCTCTCAATCTCAAACTGACGAGGAAGATTTTGATTTAGACGAATTCCTGTCGAAATATAAAAATAAACCCGAAGAGAAGGAACCACAGGCTAAGGAAGAGGAAGTAATTGATTTCCGTGATCTTCCAGATGTGGACTTACAAAACCTTGATCTATCAAAGAAAGATACCAAGATAGTCCCTACACAGCAGCAGGAGTTTGATAAGACACAGCAGAAGTTAATTAATGAAGGGCAAGAGTATAAGGATGAATTAAAATATGAAGGTGATGATGTACAAAACGCAGTAGAAAGAGGAGCTTATTATGGAGGAAAATCTGCTATTGGATCAATGGGTATTGGTTTAGAGGAAGGTGCATTAAAAGTAAATGATTATTTAAGTAAAATATCTGATAGTCCAGGTTATCAGGAATGGATTAAACAACAAGACGAAAGGATAGAAGGAAACATTAAAGAGATCAATCAATGGAAGAACAGTAATCTTCCAGAGATGCAGGGGACATTTGGAGAAAAAGTAGGAGGAGCTTTACCATTTGCTTCTATGGTAGTGGCAACAGCATTGACTAAAAGTCCATACATGGCACAAGCTACAGCAGGATCATTCGGCTTAATGGGATTTGGTGAAGGTATTGAAGCTTATGACAAAGAAAAAGAGAATAAGGATGTATTAAACGAATATTACGGGAAGGAACCAGAAGAAGTTGATGAAGCAAAAAGATTAGGTACAGGAGCATTGTATTCGGCTGTGTATTCATTACCAATGGCTAAATACTTAAAATCTATTTTACCTAAAAACGCTTATAATAAGGTGATAGCGAAAGCTTTTACCAAGATGGCTAATAATCCCGAAATTAGTAAGGCTGGAACAGAAATATGGGAACATTTTCTAAAAACCAGCCCGGCACAAGCAAAAACTTTCGCTAAACAGATGGGAGGAAAAACTTTACATTCTATTGGGACAATGGAAGGAATAGGTTTAGGGAAATTAGCTGTAGATAAATACTTCTTAGATAGAGATGTTTCATTAGATGAGTTTAAGCAAGTAGCTACAGAAGGATTAGAAAGCGGATTGATCTTTGGTGTATTAACGGCTCCATTTGGTATATATGCTCAGAATACAGCCACAAAACAACGCAGACAACAACAAGGAAGTGTCGTTTTAGGTATAAACCCGGATGGTAAAGCAGTAGAAATAATTCCAGGTAAAGAAGGTAACATAGGAATAACACCTGAAGGAAAGCAAGTAAAAGTATCAGAAAACACGGTTAGGAATTCTGTGAAAGTTCCTTATGATGTTTTTGAGAAGTCAATCAATGAGTTTAAGAAAGAAAACAAGCTATACGAAGGAGCTGAAACAGAAGCCGTACAAGGGAATATTAGTGAACTGGCTAATAAAGCAGCTTATAAGAATGGTGAGGATATCTATGTTTATATAGATAAAGACGGGAAGAAATACTTTATTAAAGATGGCGAGATAAAGAATAAAGACGAGAAATTAAGTGTAATTACTGAAGATGGACAAAGTTTAAAAGCCAATATTCCTAGAGATAAGATCAATATTGTTTCTAAGGATGATTTTGTGTTGGAAGGAATGAAGTTATGGGAAAGCCGATTTAAGCCTAAAACAACAGAAGAACAAGTTGTCGAAAACATCCAGGCCAAAGAACAAGCAAAACAGCAACAAAAAGCAACGGAAGAGGCTAAGATTAATAAGAATATCGAGGACATGATGTCTGAGGTAACTCATTCTAATGGCAAAGAGGTTATTACATTTAAAAATATTCGTGGTAGAAAATATTATCTAAAAGAAGGTGACTTAAAAAACAATGAGATAGGTACCACAAGAAAGGCTATTGATGCAGAGACAGGAAAAGTTGTCCCTGTTGACTTTGTTCCACAGGAAGAAGTTAGATATACCGTTGATGAGTTTAAAAAATTCCTTGAGAAAGAAAAAGGAGACTACTTCTCTAAGCAAGAAGCGAAGGAGTTGATGGATAAGATTGATCCTGAAAAACCATTTAAGTTTCAGGGGAAAGACATGATGGTTGTAGAAACAACTCCTATGGGGATTGTAGCGCATGATGTAAATAGCCAGGATGTTAATGAAATTATACTTATTCCTCATTCAGAATTCGATAAGATAGAGATTAGCCCAATACAGGAAGAAGCTTATCAGGTTAAGAAGGAGACAGAGAAAGAAGTAGAGAAATACCAGAAAGATTTACGTGTTACCGTAGAAAACGAGGAAGTCACTCTTCCATTTTTACCTTCAGAAGATGGTAATTACCAATTAGCTAAAGATGTTGAAAGTAAAGAGAATGCATTGGATTTGGTGGATCAGCTTAATAAAAGATATCCTAACAGGGTATTTGAGGTATATGATCTTACAGATCCGAATGATGAATTTGCCGAAGCGCGTTATACCATTACTAGTAAACCGAATATTAAAGAAAATGAACAAGAGAAACAAGAAATTCAAGAGCAAGAGCAACAACAAGAATTGGGAGAAGAACAGAGACCTACAGAGGAAGCAGCAGAGGAAAATCAAGTACAAGAACAGGTAATTCCAGGGCTGGAAAAAGATATTAATGAGTATGCCGGGAAACTAAGTAAAGAATTTAGCAGGGATAAAAGACAGGATATCGTTGCTAAATTAGCAGAGAAAGAAAGGCAGTTAAGCAAAATAAAAAGTGAAGAAAATAAGAAGAAAGGGATAGATTTAACGGGCAATACAATGACAAGTTCTCCATCTATATTAGATAGTGAACAGAATATTGATGCCAAAAAGACCTTATCCGACAGAGGATTTAAGACAGATATTAAGTGGAGTCAAGGGGAAATTAATCACGCACTAAAAGAGAATAGCGAAACAGATTTTGCTGAAGGATATTTAGACATGATGGTTAACAATAAGAGTGTTATCCCTATTAGATCGCTTCCTTTTGCAGAAAGTTATGAACAACGGCAATCAATTATTAACAACTATAAAGCCTATAAAGAAGGGAAAGAGGAACTTAATGAAGATACTCAGAAAGCACTGGAATATTTGAAGCAAGGGTTCTTGAACCGTGGATTTGAAGGGAAGAATGATGATGCTAGAGACTATATAGACGATTACCTTGAGGGTCAGGTGGATCTAGATTCAGAGATGATGAAAGACGTTATCAATGAATATTATAAAATTGATAATGATTTTAAAAGACGTATTGAGCGTTACCAGGGCTTGACTTTAAAAGAAATAATTCGTAACTTATCATTAGAAGAATCTATAAAATTTTATGATCATGCAAGAACGAAAATACAAGAACGGGATTCCAAAAGAAAAGATGGAAATGATTATCCAGGGATTGAAGGAGAGAAGAGAGGACAAAAGAGCGAAGTACGCGAAGAAGTACAAAAAAGAGGAAGATCAGTAGAAGATTTCCTCAGCGAAAGTAAGAAGGTCGTTGAGAAATCCAAAGAATCCGTTAGTGAATACCGTCAAAGCTTAGACAAGCTGGAAAATACCCTTTCGGGTATAGAAGAAAAACCTAAAAACAAGGTTAAGTCCAAGAAAGATAGTGAGTTAGAGCAATCTTCTGTTACTGAAGATATACCTGATCGGGTACAAAACAAAGAACTCACACCTGCTTCTTTAAATAAAATAGACGATACCGAAGCACCCTCTAGGGGATCCGATACTAAATTATCGGAGAGCATCAATGTGAGTTCTAAATCTGAAAGCAATTCACAACTAGCGAATGCTAAAAACGAAGATAAAAACAAAAATTTAATAATACAACAATCTAATAGAGTAGATTTAATAAAAGATGTCAAATATATTGAAACGAAAGAAACAAGGATAGATAATGATTTCGACAAAGATGATCCTGAATATAATCAATATAAGGCTTTAAAACCATTTTTTATAAATGAATGGTATTATGCAGATAATACTGATCCTGTTACAGAAACTTTTACCAATATTGAAGATGCGTTAAAAGATTTAAGAATCCCGGGAAACGACTTAGACTTAGATGGAAATTATGAGCCATACAAAATTATAAGGCTTGGAGTTGAAGAGGTGTGGCTTGATTCGGATGGCAATGAGGTTTATGATGGAGATAAGATTAGTTATGATGAATGGGCTTATGATAACAGAGATAATGAATTCGTAAAAAAATTCGGAGTAGAGTCATTTATTAAAGATTATAGTTTTGATTCTCTAGAAAAAAACGCACAAGAACTTGAAAGCAAAGTTTATTCTAATATTCATATTGATCTGATTAATGAATATGAAAGTAATGGCAATAAATTAAATATAAAAACTCCTTCAAGTGGAAAATATAGGCGTATTATAGTTGAAAACGAAAAGGGTGAAGATGTCGGAGAAATTAAGTTAAGAATATCTGATCATGCTTATAATCCTGCAAATAACAATTTTGAAAATGATATTGTTTCTATTGAAATTGCAAACGAAAATAAAACGGCAAAAAAGTTTAATGGCTTATATGGATTAAGGTTTAATGGCGAAAACACGTATAATGAAGTTGTTGAATTAGTAAACGATAGAATAAAAGAGATAATCGATAATTGGAACATTGACAAAAATCAAGAAATCCAACAAGCCGAGCAAGAAGTAGAACAGAATCCTAGTGAAGAGCAAAAAGGAAACGTTTCTACGGGTGAAAACGTTTCAAAAAACCAACCTGAATTCGCAGGGGAAGTTATCAGTAAGCCAAAGGAAAAGAAAGAAAATGAAAAAGATGACACAGGAAGAGATCAACAAGAAGAGAAAAATGGCAGAGAGCCAAGTGAAGCACTAGTTGATGATCTTAAAATAAATTCTTCCAAAAATAAAAGTGATAAGATAAATACCTTAGATGATATTGATAAAAAAATGATATTAGACAGGGTATTGAAGTCAATTAAAGAGAAGAATTACAGAGAATTTTATGGTACGAAACCTATTTTTGAAATCATAGCAATACAAGAAATTGAAGAATATCTGTATGCAGAAATTGATTTAAGTACAGAAGAGGTTAACGAAATATTCATCAGTAAAGAAAATACGGATAAATATATTAGTAAAATAATAAAAGAATTTTTAGAATCTGACTTATCGAAAGTAAAAATAATTCCAGAGAAAAACAGGATAAATTCATTGCCTGAAGCAAATATAGGTACGCTAAATCCAGTATCTATTGAATACAAAAAACAACCAATAAAAAAGAATATTCAGGCAAGCGTATTAGGATCTCTTAAAAACGTAATTACAACAGATGAATTAAGACCTGTAATGAATGGGGTTCTTATTGATCCTGAGAACAATGTTATGGTTGCATCTGATGCTCACAAGTTAGTTGTTATTCCTGTTAAAGCCGGAGGTAAAAAAAGAATAATTGCTCCTAAAAATATTAATAATTCATATAAGTATAAAAAAGGACAGGAGATAGAGGGTAATTATCCTGATTATAAAGCTGTTATACCAGAAAAAACTACTACTTTAAATGATAAATTTAAGACGAAAGATTTATTAGAAAGATTAGAAGGTATTAATCGAGTCAGAAAATTCATTACGGTTCCTCAAGAAGTTGTTACTATCTTGAATTTTAATGACACAGAAATTCATTTACAACCAAATATCTTGTATGATGCTATAGAAGCACTTTATCTTAACGGCTCAAAAGAGGTTGAGGTTAGTAGTACTGGCTATGCTGATAGAGCTGTTGTCTTTAGAGATGTAAAGAATAAGGATAAATTAGCTTTAGTTATGCCAATCATACCTGGAGGTTTAAAAGTTCATGTTAATCTTAATAAAGGAAACACCGTAATAAAGCCAGCCAAAGACAAAGATGTAGTTTCAGAAAAAATACAGCCAAATAATCTTAAAGACGTTGGTGAAAAAATAGGTGGAGCAAAAAAAGATATTTGGAAGCAAGCTATAAACATTACAAAAGACGATATAGTCTCACAACCGCTTAGTAAATCATTTCCTGAACCTGACTATTTAAAAATGATTGAAGAGGGAGGAGTAAGCATTGATAATGCTATTTTGATGAAATTCTTATATGACAATATACCATCAAAACCACGTAAAAAATACCGAGTACAGTCATGGGTAAACAAGGTGCAAAATGTGATAGATACCTACAACGATTTACTTGATAAAGGAATAGACAGAGCAGGCAAACTAGAATCATCTATACCAGACAAATTTGGAGGTGTAGCAGATGAGTTTAGGATATACAAAGATATCATGAAAGAATTTGGATTCCCTAAAGAAATTATAAAACTAGGAACTTATGGCATAAGAAAATTTCATGGAAGAGATGACTATACAATTACAAACGGTAGATTTATTGTAAAAGACTTCCCTACAATCAAGGAAGCTGCCAAACATCTTAAAAATATATTATCAAATAACAAAGAAAAAAGAAAAAAGATTTCTTTTGGCGTTTATCAAAACAGGAATAGTGGAGAAATATATATTGGTAAAAAATCAGCAACAGGAGTAGTTCCAATAGTTAAAGGATTCACGAAATTAGAAGATGCAAGCAACCATCTAAAAGAAAATCAGGAACAACTTGAATCCATTTGGGAGGGAATGAAAATAAAAGTCAAAGAGAGAAGGGATATTAACAGGCAAAGAGTTGGTACAGATTGGAGAAAAGGGAAAGATGTAACAGCCTCAGAATATTCAGACACATTTGGTTTTAGAGGAGTTGAATTTGGTAATTGGGTAAATCTTAAAGAAAGGCAAGAACACGTAAATGCAGCTTATGATTCTTTAATGGACTTAGCAACAGCCTTAAATATTCCGGCAAAAGCAATATCTTTAGGCGGAGAACTAGGCTTTGCATTTGGAGCAAGAGGATCAGGTGATGCTTCCGTACATTATGAACCCGGCAAGGTTGTAATAAACCTAACGAAAACTAAGGGAGCAGGAAGTTTAGCGCATGAATGGTGGCATAGTTTAGATAATTATTTCTCTCGTAAAAGAGGCGAAAAACTAAATTATCTTACCCAAAAACCAAGACAAGGAGTTGTTATTTCTGAAAACAGGAAAGTTGTCCCTGATGAACGTATAAGAAAAGAAATGCACGATGCTTTTAAAGGTGTGGTTGATGCTATTAATAAAAGTGGATTACCTACTAGGTCAAAGAGGATGGATGAAACTCGCAGTAAGTTGTATTGGAGTACACCTATTGAAATGAGCGCAAGGGCATTTGAAAACTTTATTATTGAAAAACTTGGAGCATCAAACCAGAGTAATGACTACTTAGCTAATTTTAAAGAAACAGGGGAATGGATTAAATCAGGTGTTGATATGGATTCTTACCCATATCCATTAAAGGAAGAAAGTGAGAAAATTAATTCAGCTTTTCAAGAGTTTTTTGATGTTATCCAAACCAAGACTGATGAGCAAGGGAATGAGGTGATGTTTAGGATTAAAGAAGCTTCACAAGTTGAGGATATTACTGAAACAGATAACTTTAAGAAATGGTCAAAAAATGCTCCAATATTACAAGGATTTGATATACAAGGCACAAAACCAGGTGAACCTCAAGTATTTGACGTATATCATGGCACAACTAACGAATTTTATATATTTGATCCAAAAGTAAAAGGAGAAATTGAATCTCATTTTGGATTAGTAAATTATTTTACTTCCGATGAATATGATGCGAACCAAAACTATCTATCTACAGGTCCAGATTTAACTAATCGAATAGAGAGAGAAAAAGAACAACTCGAATATACGATTGAAGAAGAATTAGAAGATTTAGGATTTGATGAGTTAAAAGAAAATTATAATCTTCCAGATAATTTCACAGAAGATAGCTCTCCTGAAGAAATTGCAAAGTATATTTCAGAAAAGAAATTAAAAGGGGGTTCTGAGAAAATAATGGAATTATTTGTAAGGTTAGATAATCCCGTTGTTATTAATGGAATAAATAAAACATGGATTGAGCCTTATAATGAATCCAAGATTGAAGATTATTTAGAAGATGCAACAAGAGAAATTGCTGAGGAATATGATATATCTGAAGAAGAAGCAAAAGAAGATTACAGTCCTGAGATTCGTGAAAGAGCAATAGAAATAGGAGGTATTGAAAATCAAATCATAGAAGCAGCACAAAAAGCAGCATGGGATAATGGTGTCGATCCAAATGATGTTCTTCAGGCATTACCAGAACAGGTATATTTTGAATCAGTAAGTGCAGACGATATTAATAATTCAATAAGAAAAAGTGAGAGCGCAGCATATTTAGAAGATGATGATGGGAAACTAGTTAATCATCAAATAATAGGAGATATATTTAAAAATCTTGGTTATGACGGTATTGTATTAGTTAATGCGAGGGATTTTTTCTATAATATGAAGATGGATCCAAATACTTCTCATGTTCATTTATTTGATGGATTCCAAAATCAAGTAAAACTATCCGATGGAACTAATGTAGAATTTGGAGAAAGTAATGATATTCGATTCCGACAAAACCTCTCCCGTCCTACCCGACCAAACATTGCTGATGCAGGGAAATATGTTGAGTACCGAGATAAGCTTGATGAGTTCGACAAGGCAGTGCGCGACATGGCTCAGGCAGCACAAAAAGAGTTTGGTGTACCTGTGAATGTAGTTAGTCAAGTGAAAGAATTACCTGAGAAAATACAGCGTATCATAAAAGACAGTGGGCATGATATTAAGAAGATTACCGGGCTTTACGATCCTATTCGCGAAGAGGTGCACATTGTTTCTACTAATAACAAGTCTACTGATGAAATTAAGCAGACCATAGCACATGAGATAATTGCTCATAAAGGACTAAGACAATTATTTGGCAATGAATATGTAAATATTGCAGAACAGATTTATGAAAGCATCCCACAGAAAGATATTGATCGTTTAGCGGATGTTTACCAGACAGATGATAAGTTTACTATTGCTGATGAATTTATTGCTGAGACAGCCGAAAAAGACGTTAAACCTAGCTGGTGGAAAGACTTCATCCAGAAGATCAGAGACCTTTTCAGGAAACTATTTAATATAAAGTACACCACAAAAGACATTGAAGGGTTGCTGAAGAAAAGTGCTAAAAACTTACGTAAAGAGGCAGCGAAAAGAACGGGACCACCTCAGAGAAAAGAGTATAAATATGCCGGAGAGTATATTGATGCTTTGGTAGAGAATTCTCCACGTCAACTCAAAAAGGATTCTCCCAATGTGAGAGCGAGGTTAAAAAAAGACGAGTCTTTAGAAAAGAAAGAAAAACAGTTACTTGACAAACTGGACAAGATTCCTAAAAAGAAAGAGGTTCACTATAACCACACCTTGATAAAGAACAAAATTAAGTACATTAAGCAAGGATGGAGATTAGGGAACATTGATACCAAAAGGTATATTAACGACTTACAAAAGAATATTGTTAGTTATGCTAAGAAATACATGCCTTTTGATCAGGCTGGGAAAGCTGAAGTAAATAAATTGTTATCATTGATTACAAAAGCTGATACTCCCGAAAAGGTAGAAGAGGCTTTTGATCAAATCACAGATATTGTAAGGGGAATAGATAAAAGAAGGATCATTTCTAATATTGATAAACTCCTAAAAAAGAACAAGCCTAAGACGGTAAATGGAAAACCTCAAGGCAGGATGAATCCAGATGTGTATGAAACCTTAGATAAGATAAGGGTAATACGAGGATTAAAAAGCGATGAGTTCGAAGAGTATTATGAGAACATTGATGAATTGGATGTAAAAGAAATTGCATTAGCTACCCTCTTTGGAAACTTAGAAGAGAAGTCGAGAGCTGAGTTAGAGGAAGCATACACCAAGTTATCCGACATCGTTGATATCGGGAAGATATGGTACAAGGACGACCTAGAGGACAGGGAAGAACACATAAAGGAATTAAGGTATAAGGCCATTGGGAAAATTACAGGAGGCAAAGGGATTGTCCCTGCACAAGAATATCCTGGTGGTATCCCTATAAGAAAAGGAGCCTTAGACGAATACGTCAATAATAATCAGAGTTTTGAGTGGTTGTTAGACAAGTTGTCCAAGGATAAGAAAGAAGAAACAGCACAAGGATGGATGCAGGAATACTTTGGTGACTTGGTACATAAATCTACGAATGCAGAGACTAAAGGGATACAGGAAGTAACCGAACAGATACATAATAAGGCAGCCGAAATCTTTGGGAAAGATAAGAAGAAGCTTGCTAAGTTATTGGCTAAAAATTCAGAAAAGGTCAAGAACTCAGGAGTAACATTCATAAACAGAAAAGGAGAAAGGCAAGAAATTGAGTTATCTCAGAATGATGCATATAAGAAATGGATGGAGTGGCAAGATCCAACGTTAGAAGGAACATTCGAAAAGATGGGATGGGATGGTATCACACTGTTAGAACTTGAGAAATTCCTTGATCCTAAAGTAAAGAAATGGGCTGAGTGGCAACTAGATGAGTTTTATCCGAGCTATTATGAAGGAGTGAATAAGAAGTTTAGGGAAACATATTATGTGAACCTTCCATTTAATGAGAAATATTCTCCTATACGTAGAGAAGTGACTCAGGTAGCCGACAAAGATGATAGCATGTTACGAAAGAGTAACTTACTTTCTAGTGTAGGAAATGCAAGTTTGAAATCAAGGGTAGTAAATAAAACAGACCTACAGTTATTAGATGGAGACCAGGCATTGATAATGCATGTCACTGAGATGGAACATTTCAAGGCATGGGTTGATACAATTAAAGAGCTTCGCGCAGTATTTGGATCACGAGGGGTACAACATGCCATTAAATATGAGCATGGTAATGGTATACGCTCTATTCTTAATAGACAGATTAATGATTTTGCCAGTGGAGGAAAAGACCGTTCAGATGTGATATACACCATTGACAAGGTTAGGAGAGCCTTTGTTACGGCAGAGCTGGGATTAAATTACACCTTGATGCCTAAGCAGCTAGTATCTTCTTTTACTTATATGTCAGAGATGCCAATACATAAGTATGCAGCAGGAATGATAAATCTTGCCTTGAATTTCAGAGAAGCATTCAATACGCTCACAGAGTCGGAAACTGTAAAAGAGCGTTATCGTAGAGGTTGGACTCATGAGGTTCATTCTGCTTTAAAATCTAATATCCCAACGAAGATGTCAGGAGCAAAATCCACGATGAATGACATACGTAATTTCTTAATGATTCCTACTAAACTAGGGGACTTCGGTGGAATAATGGGTGGATGGACAGTATATCGATATCACTATAACAAGCAAAAAGAATTACAAAAAACAGACAGCGAGGCTCATCGTTATGCCTTAAATAAATTTGAAAGGGCTATATCTCGCTCACAACAGTCCTCAAGATTAGTAGATACCTCAGAATTGCAAAAGGGTTCGTTTGGTAAGCTGTTTACAATGTTTAAAAACTCTCAGCAACAGTATTTCCGATACGAAAATGCAGCGATAAGAAACCTTCTTAAAGGAAGAGGTTCAAAAGCGAAGAACATTAAAATTATAGCCTTATATCACGTATTATTACCTGTTATATTCCAGGCAGTAGCAAACTTTTTTACAGACGATGATCCTGAAAAAGAAAGAAAGAGACTGTTAAGGGCAGGAATATTAGGCTCGTTTAACGGAATGTTAATCCTTTCGGACATTGTAGAGTTCTTATTGGAAAAAGCAATGGGAGAAAGATGGAGTTATTCAGCGACACCAATTGAGGGAGCCGTTAATAATCTTGGTTATGGAGCATACAATATTTATTCCGGAATAAAAGACATGGACCGAGAGAAGGTACAAAAAGGATTGAAGCAGTTAGGTTATGGTCTTAACAATATGAGAATAGGTCTCCCATACAGGCCAACAAAAAAGATTATTGAGCAGATAAAAGATTTAAAGGAACCTGAAAGGGTTGAAGCCGAAAAGGTGATGGAGGATTTCAATAAGCTAAAAAAGAAAAATAAAGATTGGGAAAAGACAGCAAAAAGACTGAAAGAGAAAGGAGACGAAGAAGGGATGTATGGCATGATGAGTAACTCTAAATACAGAAAACAAGAGTATGCCATATCGAATATAAATAAGATTATTAGAGACCTTGATAAAAAGAAAGAGTATAAAAAACTAACAGAAAGAGAGTATTACAATGAGAAAGCACGGCGAATAAAAAGAGAGTTAGAAAAAGCAAAATAATAAATAAATTCTTGCAACCATGGAAAAGACGATAATGAATATAGACAAGAAGAAGCTGACCACTTCTAACCTTGTCGAGAGTGCGCGAGCAAAGAAAGAAAAACGCGACAGGAAGCAAACGCGATATCTTTATGATGAAGAAACGCAGGAGAACCAACAACTCCTGGATGTATGTCGCCAATATTGGGAGTCATTACAAGACTTTCGTGACAGGAGAAAGAGGAACAGAAAATACTATCGCGGAGAACAATGGAAGGATAAAATTAGCAATCCCGATTATGATGCTAATGATAGTAACTCAGAAGAGTATATTACCGAAGAACAGTATATCATCAATCAAGGGAAAGTGCCTTTAAAGCAAAATATTATTCGCCAGCTCGTAAGGAATTTTATTGGTCAGTATCGTCAAAATCCAAGTAAATCTATGGTTGTTGCAAGAGATAGAAATGAAACCTGGATTGTTGACATGTTAAATAACGCGCTTGGTTATGCCCATGATTTGAACAGAACAAAAAGACTAGATGCGCGACTATTAGAAGAGTTTTCTATGTCTGGGTTTTTAGGTCAAAAGATTACTTATGATTGGTGGGATGAAAAACGAAGAGAAGATGTAAAGATTGTTAATAAGAACCCGGCAATGATGTTCTTTAATACTGATGTAGCAGATCCTCGTTTGCTCGACCTTAATCTTATTGGGGAAATATACGATATGGAGCTAGATGATATCATTGTTGTTTTCTCACAGAAAAAATCGGATGAAGAAAAGATAAGGGAATGGTACGGATATGATAAAAGTGATCTAAAAGCTATTTATGAAGGAGACGGCCTCTCCGCAGACAGAATAGATTATTTGGATTTCTTATTGCCTAATGAACCACATAAATGTAGAGTTATCGAAGTATGGGAAAAACGTACTGAGTGGAGAGTAAAAGCATGGGATAAGCTTTCAGGGAAAATGGATGTCGTTGAATACTCTATAAAAGAGATTGATTTAATGAATCAGAAAAGGATAAGAGAATTTGCATTGGAGGGAATTCCAGAGTCAGAGGTACCATTAATCCAGGCATGGGAAGAAAAGGTAAAATTTTGGCATGTAAAATATCTTACTCCTGAAGGATATGTCTTATACGAGTCAAGATCAGTATACGAGCATAGATCACATCCATATGTGATAGCTTTATATCCTTTATTAGACGGTGAAGTGTGGGGATTTGTGGAAGATATGATTGACCAACAGCGTTATATCAATAGATTGATAACATTGATTGACTTCATCATGGGATCCTCTGCTAAGGGAGTTTTAATGATTCCTGAAGAAAGTATTCCTGAGAATATGACACCACAAGATTTTGCTACCGAATGGACGCGATATAATGGAGTTATCGTATATAAATCCAAACCGGGCGTTTCTCCACCACAGCAGTTAAGTACAAACTCTTCTGCCGTAGGAGCGCAAGAATTATTATCTCTTCAGATGAAATTAATCCAGGAGATATCAGGTATCTCTAATGCTGTGCAAGGGCAAACACCTAAAAGTGGTACTCCTTCGTCTTTATACGCTCAACAGAGCCAAAACAGCATGACGAATATGGCTGATTTTATGGAAACATTTAATGAGTTTAAAGAGATAAGAGAGATGAAGGTATTACAAATTATACAGCAGTTTTATCCCAAGAATCGTCATGTATCTATTTCTAGTGAGACATATGACGATGATAAAGCAGCAGTATATAATCCGGATGCAGTAGCCGATCTTGATTTTGATGTTACAGTAGTACAAGGTGTAGACACTCCTGTATACAGACAGTTAATGGATGACACGTTAATGGAATTGCTACGAGGACAAATGATCTCTTTAGAAATGTTCTTACAGAATACGTCATTACCATATGCTCAGAATCTATTAGATTCTATACGTAAAGAGAAAGACAGGATGCAACAAGGCCAGATACCAGATGGTCTATTACAACAATATGCTCAGTTACAAGGTTCTCCAAAAGAAGGAGGACAGCAACAACAGGGGCAACCAGCACAACGTCAATTAATGGATAGATTGTTAATGAACGCATCTTAAAAACTTTAATTACATATTATGGAATGTCCGAAATGCTTTAGTTCAAACGTAACTAAAGAAGGAAGTTATTTGTATGACGGAGAAAGAGTACAGCGTTACAAATGTCATAATGAAAATTGTGATGTGGATAGGTTTAGTAGCCGGACCAGGTTTAATGAAAAGACTCGACATAGAAGTCGGAAGGAATCTTTTAACCAACGGGATTTTATCATTAATAAATACAAGGATGACGAGAAAGAAAAGGAACGAATATTAGATGGTGAAATATCTTCAAAGACAACCGATAGGAAAAAGATTCTAAGTAAGTTTTTAGAAGAGTGTGAAGTAGATATTGATAAGTGGGAAGTGGAGAGGTTTTTATTAAATGCGTGGGACGTAACTATGAAAATAGGCAAATATAATGCCGAATCTATTCATAAAACTTATAAAGACGAAAAAGGAGAAACCGTACATCAAGGTAAATATAGTGCTGAATCTGACAACCATTCAGAAACATATACAAACTACCAAATAAAAGTATGGCTCAAACCTAAAACTAAAGACTTCGATCCAGAAGTATTTAAGGCACAAATAATAGAAGATATTACCAAGCATTCCCCGTTAATTAAAGAAATAAAATATAAACCTAAGAATGAAAAGAATTTATTGGTTTTAAATCTATATGATGCGCATCTAGGTCGTTTAAGCTGGGGAGAGGAGTCTGAAGGGAATTATGACATAAAGATTGCCGAGAAATTAATTTTTAAAGTTGTCAACGGTCTTATAGAAAAGTCTAAAGGATTCTCCCCAGAAAAAATACTTATTCCTGTAGGACATGATTTCTTAAATTACGACTATGCAAAGCCTTTTCCACAAACAACAAATGGCACACCACAGGAAGCAGATGTACGCTGGCAAAAGATGTTTAGGATAGGTTATAAGATTTGGTTTGACATAATCGATTTGCTTAGTAAAAATATTGCTCCTATAGATGTGATAAGCATACCGGGGAACCATGACGAGCAATCTATTTTTTATCTGTCTGAAGTATTATATATGAAGTACTTTAATAATAAGAACGTACATATTAACAATGCTCCGAAAAAACGGAAATACTATAATTATGGACAGAATCTTATTGGTGTAACACATGGGAGATATGAAAAAAAGACAGAGATTCATAACCTTATGTTTAGTGACCGAGATGCAAAACCATTTTTAAGCAAGACAAAATTCAGGTATTTCTATTTAGGACACTTACACCATGAGAAACAAGTGCAGATCAAATCGGAGGATTATCGAGGAATGATTGTAGAGTTTCTACCATCTATAGCACAGACAGATGCTTATGAATTTGATAGAGGATATTCAAGTATTAGAGGTGGTACAGCAATGGTACATAATCATAAATATGGAAGGATAGCTAAGTTTAATCATAATATTATGGAGTAATGATCTATAAAAAGAATATACGGCTCGCTCCTACACAATTTATGATGGATGTATTGGTTTGTCCTTTCCAGGATTTATTTAGTTTGTTACAAGAAAAATATCCTGGGGTGCGCTTCGAAGTAGATGAGGGACTAATGGATTTAGGTTCTGTATGGACAGTATCTACTAAAAAGGGAACTAAGATTTTAGTTTATATCCATGAACTTGATGATGTTGTTACTGTAGCTCATGAAGCGTTACATGTGACTTATTTGCTTGACAGTTGGTGTGGATTCAATTATAGTAAGGACAATGAAGAATCTCATGCCTATATGCATAGCTATATTATGGAATTGATTTTAAATTTAAAGAAATGAATCATAACGTAGTTTATTTATGCCCATATTGCAATTATGAACACGAAGTTGTTGCTGCTCCATACCAGATTTGTAGTAACTGTAATGAGACATTTGATTATAATGATCTTATTGTTAATCAAGTGGAAGTTCATCCTTTTTATAATAAATTAAATGTTAAAAAATACTTAAAAAAACAAGCGTAAAACAGGTAAGGTATTTGTTGTTCCCGACACATATAAGTGAATAACGTTATTTTACCATGACTAAAAACATAATAATATCAATATATTTATATGTAATCGATATACTCAATGTACTAACCTTATGTTTAAAGTATTTGCTTTTAAAGATTAAAGAATTACTGCAATTTTGAAGTCACAATTTGTGATCTCAAGAAATTCCAGCCGCGTCTGGAAAATCTTTGTACCGTTTTGTTTTACCGTCCAGGCAGCAAAAAGACCTATAAATTGAGTCTTTCCGTTACACAATTAGTAAAGTTAAATTATATTGCCGTTTAAATAGTAAGTTTTGCATGTATTATACAATAAAATAAGATTATGTATACAAACCTTAATGTATGATATACCACTCATAAATAGCAAAAAATAACCTTAATGTATGATAATCCCATCTTGATATCGCATATCGCGATTCGCGATATTTTAATTTGCTTTTGGTCCATAAATATTATAACTTAGTATATTACTAATAACCAATGAGATGAAAATTATAAAAACTATAATATTATTAATTCTGATAGGGATATCGTTATTCTCTAAATCACAAGATCAAGATCAGGAGTTTAATTTTGAAAATTCAAGAGACATCGTGAGTAAAGACCTTGCTTTTACTTCAAACTACCTTAATGTATTAGGATATGAATTGCTTGATATAGAACCTGATTCTCTTTATAATATTGTAACATTCAATAAATGTAATGATGATACATGTTACTTTGTAGAAGTAGCTGTAGAAAAAAATAGTCAATCAATCAAGAGGTTACGCTATAATATCTATTCAACTAACGATTTAGTTGATCTAAGAAGATTACTTATAGATTCCGGCTACACATCTTTTGGTATTGATATTACAGATAATTATATGAAAGAAATATTTTTTAACATGAAAGATACTACCTACGCTTTCTTTGTAGATGTATATTCAATAACGAATTCAAGGATTAGCTATATAATTGATATTGCAGAATAAATTATTGTTCTGGCCTCCTCAATACTTTCATTTTTTTAATGTTGCTAATAATTTCAATACTCTTTTTGCTCTCCTTAATACCAAATCCATTTCCTTCTAAAATGTGTTTATAGCTTTCGGTATGAAGATCCGTGAAGCCATTACTGAATTCCAGTTCTTTCCCTTCAACGGTTATTCTTCTGAAAGTACGCTGTCCGGCCTCCCTTACTTCGTCAGGAAGTTCATTCTCATCAATACTTAGCTTCCAATTTACTGAAGCTCTCCTAAAATATGTATGTCCTTCAATAGTGGTGCTTGTCCTTCGAAAGAGTTCTGTGTTGTCCATCTCTCCAAAAATCCACTGTAGCATATCAAAGAAATGGACTCCTATATTAATAATTAATCCACCAGACTTATTATAGTCTCCTTTCCATGAGAAATGATACCAATTGCCTCTGGATGTGATGTATTCTAATTCTACATCATAAGGATAATCGCTTGACAGGTCAACACTCTCTTTTAGTTTTATTATTTCAGGATGTAAACGTAATTGTAGAATATTGTAAACATTCCCTGGTGAACGTTTTTCAAGGTCGAGCAATCCATCTATATTCCTTGGATTTATTACCAATGGCTTCTCACAGATAGCATTTGTTCCATAATTTAATGCATACCTGATATGAGAATCATGTAAGTAGTTAGGAGTACAAATACTGATATAATCGATCTTTGTATTCTTCTGTTTTAACAAATGTAAATACCTGTCGAAACGTTCAAACTCTGTAAAGAAATGCGCGTGTGGGAAATAGCTATCTATTATTCCTACGCTATCACTTTTATCAATAGCAGCGATTACGTTATTTCCTGTTTCTTTAATGGCTCTTAAATGACGAGGAGCAATGTATCCACCTACTCCTATAATTGCAAAATTTTTCATGGTTAATAGCGTTTAATTAGTTCTTTTAATATTTTTGTTCCTGCTTTGCCATCACCAAACGCTGAAACATTATACACACTTTTATCTTGTGATTTGGTAATGGCCTCGATAATTTTAATCTTGTTAGCTCCCGTTAAGATGTTCCAGTTGCCAATACATGTATTCGGGTATTCTGTATCTTCTCTAAGGGTAATACAAGCTCTTTTCATGTAATAAGCTTCCTTTTGTAGTCCTCCACTATCGGTTAATACTTTTCGGCATAAGAATAAAAGGTTAAGCATATCATAATATCCTAATGGTTTGGTGAATATGATGTTTGTTGTATCATTCTCTATAGCAGAAACCATGTCCTTAATACGAGGATGTACAGGCAAAATAACTGGGTGAGGCAATACATCTAAAGCATCGATGATAGATTTAAAATTCTCTTTATTGTCTGTATTGCTTGGCCTGTGTATCGTGGCTAAATAAAAATTTTTTACATCAAGATTTGTAATGAAAGGACTAAGGGTTTCTGAGGCAATACGAAAATTGTAAAGAAAGCTGTCATAAGTTATATCTCCGCTATAAATATGCCTGTCAGATAGACCTTCGAGGTAAATGTTATAGTTTGCTTCCTGTGAAGGAGAAAACAATAAATCACAGATATGATCTGTTGCTATACGATTTATCTCCTCTGGCATTTGCCTGTTAAAAGAACGTAATCCTGCCTCTACGTGAGCAACAGGAATATGCATTTTAACGGCTGCCAGTGCTCCGGCAAGCGTGCTATTTGTGTCTCCATAGACTACTACGCAATCAGGTTTTTCCAGCTTGAGAAAATCTTCTATCATACCAAGCATTTCACCTGTTTGCCATGCATGAGATTTACTTCCTACCCGGAGGTTGAATTTTGGTTTAGGGATGGAAAGTTCCTGGAAGAACTGATCGGACAGCATGTAATCATAATGCTGCCCTGTGTGGATCATCACTTCTTCAATATCATTATGCTTCTGTATCTCTCTGGATAGTACAGCAGCCTTTATGAATTGTGGCCTTGCGCCAACTATAGTTACTATTTTCATGGTTTGGGTTTTAAGTTCTTGGCCTTAAACCCTCACCATCCTAATTGCCAGTTAGGTTAATTCTTTATTACCTTCTTTTGTTTTTATATTAATATCGTCCATAAGACTCATTGATAAATCTCTTGTGTATAATTTGATGATACGATCATAGACTTTACTCCTTTCTTCTTCTGAATCGAAATACCATGATTCTGAATTATTTTGTTCAAAACTTCTACCCTCGAATTTTTTAGAGATATAATTTTCTCCGAAAAAAAATTCAATCCAAGTATCATATTTTTTCCCAATCTTTGTAACTAAATCCAAGTTTATAGGATCGTTATTTTTGTATGTAATAAATTGTGCCATAATTATTCAATTAAATCTTCTGTAAATATGTTATAATCTTCGTGCATCATTCTAACAAGCTCACGATATACCTCTTTCCAATTTAGTCTGCCTACTTTTAATTGTTCTTCAGCATGTAAAAACCTTTTATAAAAATTGTTTTCCAATTCAAATAGAAACGAAGCCATATCACTTGATTTAGCAAGCATCTTACTCTCTTTCTCTGTCTCAGCTATAAATTGTGCTTTCATCAAAAATTGTCTTTAATAAATTTCTGTAACTCGCTATTTAACCCAGCGTTATTGTAATTCATAAATAACTTTGGGAAACACATCTTTTCAATATACTTATATTTATAAGCATGGTATACTTCAGCTTTATAATGTGGACTCTTGATTAACGATGTATCAGGAGCAGGACAATAGTTGTTAAAATATAATGTATTGAATAAGTATGGGCTTTCATTTAAGTTATACTTGTCAATAATTGCCCGGACTTTTTCTTTATTATATATCCTGGGTAAATGTGTTTCGTAATCCCAAACAGGAAGTCCCTCAGATTTTAACTGCCTGATTGTTTTAGTGAACGTATTATACCAATGAGGAGACGGTTTATGTCCTCTTTTAAAGTACTCTGCCATCTTTTTGGGGTAATCCCTAGCTAAGATAACTTTAAACGGTTTTATGTCCGTTTTCTTGAGTAATATGATATCATCGTACATGTAAACAAAATCGTCATTTATCTGTGGGGTATTAACAATTTTTGTCAGCTTCTTAATCGAATCTAATGCCTTAGCATGTTTTACATTTGTAATCTGACTACACGGAACATGTATTACGTTCCTAATTTTTGGGTTGTCTCCAACTACAAATATCTTCTTCTCTCCAATAAAATTAAGCTGAATGCTTCTTATTGAATGTAATAATTCTTGCCAAATAGCAGGTTTTTTAACCCATACGTAGACGAAATGTGTCATTTTAGCTTATTTTGATAGTTTTTCACATTAATAAATTGTCTGTCTTTTTCAGTTGTTCCCATTTTGTTTATCTTTGAAAGGTGTACATACATACAAGTTAGTAGCAAGCGGGGTTTAGTTCTCGTATCAAAGTTTCTACAAACTTGGAAGAAAAAAAGAAAAGCCCCACCCGCTTTAGTTTTTTCAAAACTATTTGGATTTAAACCTCTGAATTAAACCATTAGTGTATGTTTTTGCTTCTTCGTAATTAACCAAATTGGCATCTACAACATTTTTAATACTCTTTTCAATACCTTCATCTCTTTCAATATTGTATTCGTTTAATACATCAGCTAAATAAAACTTCCAACCTAAAACGTGGCATTGTGCAACTATATTTCTAGCAGCACCAGCCATAAATCCAGTTATTCCACCTTGGTCATCACATTTACAAATAATACCGTGTGGTGTTGTCATATCAGGGTTATATCCAATATTAAATTCACCTTCAAAGCTATCTAAATGCTTCATTACATTTATAGCCACATTTACACACGCACCACCATAACCATCTTGGTTTGCATCTATACTTTTTTGTAAAGCATCTTTGTTAATTAGTCCTTTAATTGAATCATAATTTTTCATAATTGTAATATTTAAGTTTTTAAAAAATTTCCCACCCTTCGCTTTTATTTTTAGTGCTTCGTTGTAGCGGCAGTGGGCAAATATCCGCCAGCTACTAACACGTTGTATATGTCAGTTTTGCCAATTGGCTTTTGTGCTTTGAATCAAAGTATGTGCTTGGCAAAACCGAACACATACAACCAGCCGTTAGTAATAATAAAAATTATTCATCTTCCTTATAATGTACCGCAAAGGATTTTCCGTTTATAACTCTTAATCCATCTTTTATTCTTTGAAGCTTTGTTTTCAGTGAATAAAATGGTAATGGTTTTGCTATATACCACTTCAAGTCTTTTGCTTGTGCTGTTGTTGAAGTGTCCGCTTCTTTCAGTAATTTGTCAATTAGTATGCTCATAATTTTTTCTATTTATAACATTATTTAAAATTCATTAAACCGCTTTTTACATTTACCGTTGTCAGTCTTTAAAATTACTTTTTACTTTTTTTGTCATTTTATAACCTTACATTTTATTCAACTGTCTTGGATTTCTTGACGATTCAAAATTATTGCACTGTATAGAATACATAATTTCTTATTTTTTGCCCTGTGTATTATCCATTTCTTTATTAATTACATAAGCCATTTGACAAATGTGGTCATCTATTAAATCTGCACCAAATGTCTTATACATCATCATTACCTTGAATGCATGAAAATATTGATCAAGTCCGACATCTGAATTGTTGAAAGTTATCTCAATTTTACCCTCTTTGCTTTCTAGTGTTATTTTAGTTTGTTGTTCCATTACGTGATAAGTTAATATTAGGAGTTTATCTGTAATATTACAGATAAAAACAAGTTATAAGCCATTTAATATCGCCTATACTCTTGTTTTAAGCATCTATCACAAACATACCATTCTTGTCCTTCTGTGCTTTTCATTGGTCTTTTCCATTTGTGTCCAAATATTCTGCAAATTAATCTTCTTAGTTTCATATCTTTTGTTTAAAAACGGCTTATAACAAAGTGTATAGTTAAAAAGCCAAATTAATATTCGTTCATTTAATTAAAGTTTGTGTGTTGGCTTTCAAACCATACACAAGACGTTAGCAGTAATTATTTTTCTTTACGCCAGAGAACAACCCTCCGCTCCTTTTCTAATTGACTTACGTGTTTACCACATCTTTTACATGTAAAACTTTCGTAATTACATGCCGGATAAACCATATAGCTTATGGAATCATTTTCTACCAAATAAGGAGGGCAATACATATCTGTTGTCATTACAATACCACCTTTCACATGCCCACGCTCCAGGCATATTTTATTAACATTTGTGTCTATGCTAACAGTATCAAACTCTTGTGAAAAAGAAGAATAACATACTGCTAACAATATGACCCCGACAATAAATGTTTTAGAAAGTAATTTATTATGCTTCTTACATTTCTTTTCAACTTTCTTTTCAATATTTCTTATTTTCGATTGAAGTTTAAA